ATGTACACCCCCTTCTATGTGTATTTGTCGTCGGAGCCTTTTTCCAAGATCAAACTGAGGCCAACCAGCCATTTTGGTGTGTACCGAACCGATCCCATCAAGCTGGTTGTGAATGAAGCGACGGTGGCGACCTACCAGTATGTGCGTCTGGACCGGGTATTCAACAAGATATTCATCTACGATATTCAATTGCGACGTGATGTAGGTAGCCTGGGTCTGGGGCAGTTCTATGAGGAGCAAATGGGTGGACGCCCCAAACCTGCCGATAATGAGTAATTCGGGCCGGATCTGATGGCTCGCAGTCTGCACAGAGATAATGCAGCGCCTGTTTTGATGTGGCTTGGCTGGCATACCAGGCAAACACCGGTACTGAATTGAGATGCGCATGCGGAGTACACGCAGATCGGTACGCGCGGGGCAGGTAACTCCGAGGGTGGTGTGGGGGTATTGTTATCGGGGGGCGGGCGCACACGCATGCGCTCTCAAGGGTCAAGCGGAGCAGCATAGGCACCGCCTGTGCTGTTACTTGCCAGGCTCCACGAAAGCCCAGTTGGAAATGGGCAGGTATCCGTGGAGCGATGCACAGCACTGCACGTGTAAAAAGAAACTTCTACTAACAGATTGCGTCTGTTGATGGGACGTTATGTTTCCTAGCCGGCGCTGGAGTATGCATCGCTACGCCTTTACCGCTTCGGATGGATGGAAGGTCTCCCTCTGCATAGCCCGTTGCTGAACGGGATGCGCGGCTGCGGCGTGCCCGCAAAATCCCGGGTTCTAGCGGGTGAAAACCTATCGACGCTTGGGGTTTTGTGTTTAATGAGTACTGTAGATATCAAAAATGATTAAAAGATCATTTGCGATATCTTCGCTGTGTCATCAGGTCCGCCCAATGACCCATGGGCGAAAGCCCAGCGGGCCCGCTTGGGCTACGGATTTGCAGCTGAGTCTGTGATTGCTGCCCCCCTGTAGCACAGTCGGCGGTGAAGTGGCTGCGCTGTTCCGCCTTGTAACCTGTCCACTGCATCCACTTAAATCATAGTTAAGATGGGTATATAACTATGGTTTAGGTTGAAGGCTGAACTTATCTTCATATCCGCAACCTTGAAGCATCCCGGTTCGCGCAGGGCGTCGCGTCCTGTTGCTTCCAGGATGATGCTGTCGTTAACGTAGTGATAGATGCCTGCGTCGGCCCGCGTGCCCTCACTGCAGATGACCCGGAAGGGCGTCAGAGCTTCTGGCCGTTCCAGGCCCAGAGGACCCGGCCTCGGACATCCAGTTGCTCTCGTCCATCGAGCAGGTCAGAGGTCTTGATGCTGGGGTTGTCGCTGCTGATCTCGAACTGCCCATCCCAGCGCTGGCGCACGCGTTTTACAAAGAGCCGGTCATGTGCGCACAGCACATAGACGCCGTCGATGTCGACCAGGCGAATGCCGGTGTCAACCAGCAAGATATCGCCATCATTGAAAGTGCCCTTCATCGAATCGCCATAGGCATGGATGAAGCGCAGCGCCTGGACGTTGGAGGGTTTGACCCGCTGTGTGACCCATTCCTGCGACAGCTTCAGATCGCCGGTCAGCACGTCGTGCTCCAGCAGCTCGGCCCCTGATCCCATCGATGCGCTGTTGGACAACACGGGTACTGCGATCGAGGGGCGCCCCGGAATGGGCGCAGGGGACAGGTCGCTGTAGGGCATCACGGTATTGGAGCGCGCCATGGTTCCTTCCCCCAGGGCCAGCCAGTCCGAAGACACATTGAGCAACTGCGCCGCGCGCGCGCTGTTCTCTGCCGTCAATGCCTTGGTATTTCCGTCCACCACCTTCTTGATGGCTTGGTAGGACAGGCCCAGCCGGTCGGCCAGGTCCGCGGTTTTCATCTCTGCTGCCGTCATCGCCTGAACCAGGCGGTCTTTGTATTCAACCATGGTTTAAATTCTCGCGGAAATTTTGATAACTATAGTTGCTTTGTGGTCTGAACTATGGTTTAATTATTGCATGTTCATACGAAAGTCACAACCCAGCCCCGGTCTGAGCGCCCTCGACGCTGCGGCACTGCCAGATGTGGCAAGCCCGGCGGCGGGTTCGAACATGGGCAGCCACGAAGGCAGGGCGGAGCGCGTTGGCGGGGCCCCCAGCCATCGGCTCGCGTTCGCTGCGCCTCAGAGCAACGGGCAGCCACCCAATGCATTTAGCCGTCCGGTGCAATCCATTGCGTCTCAGTTCGGTCCGCAGCGGATATCCCGGAGCACGGAGCGCCATCCCCGGTATCTCGGCTACGTCATCGAAAGTGGGACACAGGCACAGGCTTCCCACGACAAAACCCAACGTATTTTGAAAGGAACACTGCGATGAACTTTGCCCGCACCTGTGACCCTCTGAGCAGCTACGGTGCCCCGGAGCATTCGGCCCGGCTTGCAGGCGGACATGCATCCCGCATTCTCGCGGCCCTGCACGATGAGAAATCGCTGACGGCGGGCGAGATGGCCGAATGCACGGGCATGACGGTCGAGCAAATCTGCCGCCGCCTGCCCGAGTTGGCGCGCACCGGCCTCGCGCAGGTGGTGCAGTTTGAGGGTGCGGATCTGCTGCGCGACGGCTACCGCGTATGGGAGGCGGTATGAGCATGCCACTGCCCAGACGCAAGGGGCGAGGCGTTCTGCTTGATGCCGGTCCTTTGGGGATGCACCAGCTCGCCGTCAACATGGGGGCAAAAGCCAAGGCCGGTTGCATGCCATCCAGGACGGACCGGTTAGGCGTGACGGCATGCGATGGCACGCGGACAGACACAGACAACGGAATCCTGCCAGCACAAAGGCATTGAAGGAGCAAGCATGAGCATGACAGCAGAGCGATACACGGTCGCGTTGAGCGCCCGCGATCTGTCCGATGAGTCGCACCGCGTGGGACAGGTGGACCTGATCAAGGCCAGCGGGATGAGCAAAGCCAATGTGGCCTTGCACTACCTGCGGATCATCACCAAGCCCAGCAGGGTGGATATGGAGCGGATGTACAACGCCTTGGTCCAGTACGGAGTGGCCGGACACCTGGCAGACCCCCAGGATGCTGCGTTGGAGGCCATGGCCTGGTTGCTGGACCAGAAATGCAAGCCATGCCAAGGAACAGGCCTGACGGCCAAGGAGGGCAAGACCTACAAATGCCTCAAATGCAAGGGTGCGATGCTGGCCCAGGAGCCCAGCCGAAAGGACGTGCAGTTCCTGATCGACTATGTGATGGACTGCAAAAGAACGCACAGCAATAACTTGAATAAGTTGTTGCGAACCGACTAAAAGTGTGGTATTCTCGTAATCGTTGAGACATTGATGAGAAGGGTGCGAAAGCAAGCCCGCCCATGTCCTTAACCATGAATCACTTGCGCTGCTGTTGTGGCAGCGCAAGGCCTTTGATGGCAGAGCTATGCCACCAGCCTTTTCAAGCCTCGCCCCGTGCGGGGTTTTTGCGTTTCTGGCGCGGGTCAACATGCCGGGGTATGTCCAGGCAGGTTGGCATCCGTGCTGTGCGCATTGCCATCAGGCGGTGGCACCACGTCAGCCATAACTGCAGTTCCTCTTGCCTGCTGGCGCATGCCATTGCAGGTTTTTTCCAACGTCGATGCCCGCTGCATGCGGGCTTTGGCATATCAGCTGCAGCAAGCGCAGTCCGCACCCGAGTGGTTTGACGGTGCGGTATCTCCTGCTGAGAGCTTCCCAGTGCTTGCAGAAGCGAACAGCCGCCCCAGCCCGTTTGGGTTGTCTGATGGGGCATGGATCTGAAGGCCAGTGTTTGCGCTGTCCTGGTCAGTGACTGCAGGGCAGGTTCGGCGCGCATGCGTACCCATGCCGCTGGAGCTCCGGCCCCGCAGCCCTTGAGGAGAGAGCACAGACTGCCGGCGTGCACTACGCCGCCAGCAGCTGTGACTTTTCCAACCATTGCATTCCGCCGAGAGGCGGTTTTTTTGTGCCCGACGAGGGCGAAACCGATCCGCCTTGGCTCAACGCAGGCGGATTTTCTTTTTTTTGAAAGGCCCAACCATGGCTTATGAAGTATCGACCGGCACCCGTTTTGCAATCTCGACCGGTTTTGGCGCTCCCGTCTCCGTGACCACGATCTCCAATGCGGCACCTCCCGTGATCGCAGCGGCAGCCCATGGCCTGAGCGCCAAAGACCCCTTCCTGCTCAATACCGGCTGGGAAGACATGAACGACTCCATCCTGCGGGTTGGCTCGGCGACCACGGGTGCCATCACGTTGGAAGACGAGGACACCACCGACCTGATCCAGTTCCCCAGCGGTTCGAGCGCAGGCACGGTCCGCCCCATCACCGGCTGGACCGAACTGCAGCAGGTCAGCGAAATCAGCCCTACCGGCGGTGAGCAGCAGTACGCGGAGTTCGCGCCCCTGTCGCAAAAGTACGGCATCAAGATCCCGACGACCCGTTCGGCGATGAGCTGGGAGCTTACCTTTGGCTGGGATCCCACCTTGCCAGGCTATAAGGCCGCTGTCCAGGCATCGCGTGCCAACCGGCTGGTGGCGATTCGCATGGCCCTGCCCAACGGTGGCTCGATCAGCTACGCCTACGGCTACATCAGCGTGCAGGAGACCCCCGTGGTGGCCTCCAACGCCGTGACCACCGGCAAGCTGACCCTGTCGATGCTGCGCCCCATCAAGACCTACAAGTAAAGGTCGCCACGCCCGCCTTGGTTGACCCAAGGCGGGTTTTCCATGCCCGGCAGGTAGCACCTGCACGGGCTTTTTTGTTTCAGAAGAAGGATATCCACCATGGCGAAGTCTCTCGCATCGTTTGCACCCACTCCCACTTTCAAAGGCACTGCCGATGTGCCCGTCGCCGGCAAGGGCCCGCAGCCTCTGGGCCTGACCTTCCGCTTCCACGATACCGAAGCGATGAAGGCGCTGTCCGCCGAGTTCACCGCCTTGCAGGACAAGTACAAGGCGACGGCCGAGGCCCCTCTCAGCGATGAGCAAGAAAAGGACATGCGTACCGACCAGGCCAAGCTAGTGATGAAAATCGTGTCTGCCTGGGAATTCACCGATGAGTTCAGCGTCGAGAACATCACGCAGTTCTTTGTGACCCATGCGTTCGCCTTCGGTGCGATCGTGACTGGCTTCTTCCAGGCTCATTCGGGCGCCAAGACAAAAAACTGATGGAGCTGGGCCGGGCGCTGTTTGGCGAACGGTCCAGTCCCCAACAACTGGTGGCCATGGGCTTTCCTGCCGAGATGATCAAGGAACGCGAGCCCCTGGTGTGCTACCCCGACCACGCGCTGGCCTACCGCTGCTTCATCGACAACGCCAGCCAGTGGCGCGCCGGCATGGGCGGTATCTATGCCCTGGACTACAACGTGATCTACCGCTGGCTGGATGCCGAGGGCATCAACAAGCGCAAACGCAACCAGGTGCTGCGCGAAGTGGGCCTGCTGGAGCGCGGCGCGCTCGAAGCATTGCAGGCGCGCAGGGAAGCACAGGATCGATCCCGCCAGAAATAGCCCACTTCGGTGGGCTTTCCTTTTTCTATGCTCGCCTCGGCGGGCCATTTCTATTGGTGCTGCTATGGCTGATCTAGAAAAAAATATCAAGATTGGTGTTGACCTCTCGGACCTCCAGTTGGGTGTCCATGAGGCCATCAACAGCATTCAGGGCTTCTGGAGTTCGGTCGAGACCGGCTCGAGAAATTCCGCACAATCGTTCGAGATGATGACCTCGGCGTTTCAGAGCCAGTCATCGGTGATCCAGGTGGGGATCCGGGATACCGAGCGCTTCTCCGAAACCTTTGTTCAGGTGCAGCAAACGAGCCAGGTTGCCCTCACCTCCTACACCCGGGATCTGGCGACGGTGCAGAAAGAGCAAGAGAACGCGAACGGCGCTGCCAAGCGTTGGGCGGAGTCCACCAAGGTGGTGTTCGGCCTCCTGGCGCAAGGGGCGCCTGCGTTCTTTGGCAAATTCATTACGGAAACCATCAACGCCGAGAAGCAGCAGGCCCAGCTCTCCGCCATGTTGAAGTCCACCGGCGAGGCTGCGGGTTGGTCGCAGGAGCGGCTCAACGGCATGGCCGCATCGCTGTCGAAGTCGAGCGTGTTCTCGTCGGGGGAAATCACCCAGGCGCAAACGCAGCTGCTGACTTACTCCAATGTCGTGGGGCAACAGTTCCCGCAGGCCATGCAGGCCGTGGTGGATATGTCGTCGCGCATGGGCACATCGGTGACCAGCTCTGCGGAGACCATCGGGCAGGCGTTGAATTCCCCTTCCGAAGGGCTCAAGGCGCTGGCGGACAAGGGGGTGCAATTCACCGACCAGCAAAAGGAGATGGTTGCGCAGTTGGAAGCAACCGGCCAGGTCGGTGCGGCGCAGGCCGTTATCCTGGATGCGCTTCAAGCGTCTTACGGAGGGACTGCAGCCGCAGCAAGAGACACGTTGGGAGGAGCTCTTGCTAACCTGAAGAACACAGTAAGTGATTTGATGACCGGGGAGGGGGGGAATATCGATGGGTTGAAGGATAGCGTGAATGCACTATCCAATACCCTTTCCTCAGCTGAAACTAAGAAGGCCTTCGAGGCAATCATTGCGCTCATGGCTGCAACTACAACCGTTGCGGTTCGTTTAGTGAATACACTGGCACAGTTGGCGAAGGGCGATATTGCTGGGGCGTGGATGGGAGGCGATAAGCTCAATAATCCTGAAACTGCTTTAGTCGACACCGAGACCAAACTTAGCGCCCTTAAAGAACAGCGAACGGCTCACAGCGGTTCTTGGTTCAAGAACCTCTATTTCAGTGACGACATTGCGATTGCCAACAAGCAAATTGCAAACTTGGAGCGCCAGCGAGAGATCGTCCTGGAGATGATCAACACTGAGCAGTATGGTGACAACGCCCCCAACCCGGCTGCATGGAATCCTGAACCTGTAAAGACATATGGTGGCGCGGTCGCTGAGAACGTCGAATGGTTGAGAAAGTTTGGGTCTGCCGCTCAGAAGGCCCAGATTGAGGTCAAAGACTGGGAGGAAAGGCTTGGGTCGCCGCTCAGTGATGAGATGAAAGCTTCGGTACTCAAGGGTTATGAACGCCAGGGCAGTGTTGCTAGTGGCCCTAGCCAACAAGATAAGGTGATCGCTGATATCCGTGCCCGCACTCAAGCTGAAGAGGACTTGATCAAGCGCTTGCAGCAGCGTGCAGCCGGGGCTCAAGAAACAGGGAATGCGGATAAGTTGGTCAGCGACCTTCAAGCCGAGCTTGCTGATGCGACGGATCGGCGAACCAAATCTAATCTGGAAGGGCAGCTTGTCGAAGCCCAACGTTTCCAGGCGGCTCAACAAGGTCGTCTTGAGCTGGAAAAGCAAATCCAGGCTCAGGAAGAAGCGAGCAAGAGCTATCTCAAATATATCGACGATCTGAAAAAGGCAGCAAGTGCGATTGGCGATATGGCAGACAAGCAGGAGGCTGCCAACGCCAACTTTGGAAAGTCCAAGATAGCCATTGCCGAAATGGCGATGGAGAAATCCCGGTCCGAAGCGAACAATGCCAGCGGGGTGCCTTGGAGACCTGAGGTCAGCGAAGGTTTGGCCAAGATTGCCGAGCAGCATGAGCGCTATGTGCAATCCCTGAAAGAAGGTGCATACATTGAGGCCAGTAGCAAGTATGCAGAGCAGTTGAAAGCCGCCAAAGAGGAATATGAACTGCAGCAGTACAGCATGTCGCTGCTGGGCGTGGAAGAAACCCAGCGCCAGAAGTTGCTGGCTGTGCGCAAGGCAGAGCTGCAGCTGGCGCGAGAGATTGAACAGATCAAAAAGAGTTCTTACGATTCCAACAGCGAAAACAACGCGACCAAAGAAGCTGATTTGATCGCCCAGGCGCGACTCACTGCAGAGACGAAGCTACAGACTGAGCTGGCGCGCATTCAGGACCAATACGTTACGCAGCAAGCGAGCAAGTATGGAGATGTCGTCCGCCAGGGATTCTCCGACTTTCTCAATAACGGTGCTCAGGGTTTGAAGAACTTGGGCAAGTCTTTGAAGACGACGGTACTGACTTCGATATCGGATGCTTTGTACAAGGCATTCGCGCAGAAGTTTGTGATGAACATTGGTGCGAATATCACGGGTTTGATTACCAGCGGAGTGGGATGGCTCTCTGGCTTGTTTGGTGGAGGTGGTGGCTCCGGAGCCACCGGTGGTGGCCTGATGAACATGCTCAGTGCAGGATCATCCGGCTACAGCCTATATACAGGAGAAGGTCTGCTGGGCCAGGGGGCGCGCTATGTTGGCAATATGGTTGGCTTGGGAGGCAGCGCTCCATGGAGTGCGGTTGGCGCTCAAGCTTCTGGAGCCACGACGTACGCCGTAGGGGGGAGCTTGGGGGCAGCTGCGCCCGGCAGCACTACCATGGGTCCTTGGGGAACCGCAGGCACGATGGCTGCAGTGGTCATGGCTGCCGCCTACCTGGGAGGTATGTTCAAGGAAGAAAAGCAGGTCGGCAGTGGTCTGATGGGTGAGCTCGGTGGAGACATGTACGGCTACCAGCTGATGCGCGAAAGCGGCAGCTTGTTTGGGGGGCCCAAGTACCGGTATCTGGCGGCGGAGAAGGAGATCGAGAAGGCCAATGCGCAGATCGAAACGCTCCAAGGCCAGATCGCGGCGAACCCGGAGGCCAAGGAAAATGGCTACCGTGAGCGCCAGCTGCAGCAGCTGTATTCGCGCGTCGAGATGCTCCAGGAGAACTATGGCACGGCGATTGAAGGCTCCAAAGGCCCCATCAAGGTGCTGCAGGATGCCTTCAAGGACATGCGGGAGGATACGGCCAAAAAGGCCGATACCCTGGGCTTGAATGGAGACGCCATCCGTGCCATGAAGGTGGCGCTGGGGCTCGATGAGATCCATCCGGATACGGGTGGCAAGGGCTTGCAGTTGACGGGCCTGTCGCAGGAGGAAGCATCGGCCAAGATCCAGCAGGCGCTCGCGCAAGCCAATGAGGAGCTGGCACGCAGTGTGCTCGGCAGCTGGCAGGAGCAGACGCGCGAAGTGACCCGCATGGTATGGGACAACGTGCAAGTTGCTGGCGACAGTGACACCGAGCAATGGGCTCGTGTCGGCCGCCAGGTGACGGAGACGGTCACTGAGCAGATCTTCGTGATGAGCGAGTATGTGCGCACAGGTGAGAAGGCCGTGGATGCCTTGACCCGCATGTCCTCCAGCCTGGTGGGTGTCAATCAGATCTTTGAGCTGTTTGGCTCCACATTGCTCGAAGGCTCGCTTTCGGCTGGTGACTGGGCCAGCAAGCTGGTGGATGCAGTCGGCAGCATGGATGCGCTGACACAGGCCGCAAGCACTTATTACGATCTGTATTACAGCGATGACGAGAAGCGTAGCCGTGCGAGCAAGGTGGCCAATGAAGGTATGGAAGAGCGCGGGCTGGATCTGCGTGTCGGCGATGTCGATGCGAAGAAGAAATACCGCGCCCTGGTAGACAAAGCCATCGCTGACAGGGACGAGGAGCTGCTCGCCTGGCTGTTGCAGTTTGCGGATGACTTTGCCAATGGGGTTGATGCCGTCACTGCCAGCTTGGAAGACGGAACTAACGCGCTTGCCGCGAAGCTGCAAGAGATTCAGCAGATCCGTGAGGAGACGCTGTCGACGTTGGGGCTGTCCATGGACGGCCTGGTTGATGGATTCATCAATGAGATCAACGAGGGACGAGGTGCAGAAGCCGGCAGCTGGTTGGCCAACCAAATCTCGGCAGGCTTTGAACAGGCCGTGTACGAACAGGCGATCAACACCATTCTGTCGTCCATGATCGATGGGATGATCACGCCGATGCTGACTGCGGCACTTACTGGAGCCAATGTGGCGGATGCGGTAAGCGGTGCAGCCATAGACAACATGATTTCCAATGCCAATGCGGCGATCCAGGCGTTGAACACGTTGCTGACCAGCACCGAGTTCGTGGAGGGCATGGAGAAGCTCAAGGTCTCGGTCAAATCGTTGGGCAACTCGATTGGCGTGAGCGTTCCCAAGATGCGCAGCTACCAGGGAGGCGTATCCAATCTGGGTAGCTCATACGACTCGTCCGCCAAGGCTGCCAACTCCGCGGCTGATGCTGCCAAGAAGCTGGCTGACCAGTGGTCCAAAACCATTGACGCCATGGCCAATGAAATGAAGCGGCTGCGCGGGCAGTTGCTGGGCTCTGGCCCGGACCAGGGAGCGGCTTACTACGAGTCTCTTTTTGCCATCAAGACGGCCCAGGCCCGATCGGGCAATCAGGACGCGGCTGACGAGCTGCCCTCGATCATCCAGGCACTGGAAGCGCTTGCAAAAGCCAGTGCAACGTCCCAGGCCGATGTCTTGCTCAAGCAGTCAGCCTGGCTGGCATCGCTGGCGGACACGAGAAACTTCCTCGCCCATAAATACGGCGTCGATATCGGCGATGTGAAAACCGCAGAGGTGGGCGCTGCCACTGCCGGGCGTGTGGTTCAGGCGAGTGGCAACACCGCTTTGCTGAGCGCGCTGCAGGCATCGAGTGACAACCCGGTACTTGTGGCGGAAGTGCGGGCCCTGCGCTTGTCGCTGGACAACCATGACGCCAACCGCAAGGCCGAGGCGACAGTGGTCGTGCCTGCGGTGCAGCAACTCAACAAGACGCTGCGCATGTGGGACGCCGATGGAATGCCTGCAACGCGAAAACAGGAGGAAAACGCATGACAGGATTGAGAACCGTCAGCCCGCTGGAGATCAGCGATGGCGTGATCGTTGCGCAGCCGCCTGTGGAGGACACGGCGGCTGTCTGGGTGGCGGGAGCCTGGCCCAGAGGGGCCAGGGTGCGCTACCAGCACCTCGTCTACCAGGCCGGTGCCGATGTCAACGACAGCATTCCGCCGCCGGACAACCCAACGCTCTGGATCAAGGTCGGGCCCACCAATACGTGGGCCCTTTTTAATGGGCGCACGTCGCAGAGCTCCAAGTTCAATGCGACGGCATCCTACCGGTTCCGATTTGGACGCGCGGTGGATGCGGTGTGTGCCATAGGTATGGCCGACGTGCATTCCGTGCGGGTGCGTGTGTTGGACCCGACTTACGGCACTGTCTATGACAAGGCGCTCACGGTCGGCCTTGCGCCAGAGACTGCCGATTGGTGGGAATGGCACTTTGGCGAGTGGACGCCAACAGGTGTGCTGGGGCTCTTTACCGGGCTGCCGGCATTCCCGCAAGCGGATGTGCTGGTGGACTTCGTCGGTACGACCGGCATGGAGGTCGGGAACCTGATTCTGGGCAATGCCAAGGAGTGGGGCCTGGGTGTCGAGATCGGTGCCTCGGTGGGCATCCAGGACTTTTCCCGCAAGGAGCTCGATGAGTTCGGCAACCGCGTGCTGGTTGAGCGCACCTACATCGGATGGGCAGATATGTCCGTGCCCATCCGGCGCACGGAAATCATGGCCATCAAAAACTATATGACCAAAAACCGGGCCAAGCCCATCCTGTTTCTCGGCTCTCAAGACATTGAGGCCCTGAACGTGTTTGGGATTGCCAAGGATTGGTCCGTCGCGATCGAGTACCACGACTACTCGATGTTTGCAATTCAACTTGAGGAGGTGTGATGCCTTTAGTCGTTCCAACCCCCATTCCCGCCTATCCCCCTGCGCCGCAGCCCACGGATGACCGTGTCAGCTTCAGCACCAAGGCCTTTGCGCTGGCGGCTTCTTATGAGCCGCAGCGGGTGGCGTTTAATACCGCAATCAGCCAGGTCTTTACTAATTCTGAATGGGCGCAGGCCAATGCTCTGCACGCTGAAAATGCGGCCACTGCATCTGGGCAATCGGCTGCCGCAGCCAATGCCAGTCACCTGGCTGCAGACATAGCCGTTAAAGATGTTCGCGATGCGATGGAGGCTATCCAGGAAGGGCCCGTTGCCTCTGTCATGGGCCGCTCTGGGGTAGTCACTGGTTTGGTCGAGGCCGCAATAGGCGCTCCGCTCGACAAGTCGCATCTGATGGCGAATGCGCCAATTGGCCAGTGGGTGGCATATAGCGACAACCCCGGCTCTGGTGCAGACTGGCCGCCAGGACACCCGATAGTCAACTGGTGGAATGTGTTTACATACGGCTCGGCTAGGGAAGTCGGTCGAGTAACACAGCGTGCCTCGCAGACGCTACCCACCGGCTATCAAGGATGGATCTTCGAGCGACAGCTTTACGATGCAACGTGGGGGCCGTGGCAGCGAATTCTAGGCGCGGGTTCACTCATCGAAAACTGGTCGATTGCACCCATCACCGCCGGCGCATGCACTGTTGACCCTGAAATCGCAACCATCTGGTGGCTTGAGCCAGCCTCAAATTTGTCGATTAATGTTCGCTCGCCGCGCGGCCCTGGCGATCAGTTAACGCTGCGCCTGATGCAGCGCGGAAACTGGGCCTTTAGCTTCACCAGTAATAACGTCAAATTGCCCATTGGTACGCCGGGGCTGCAGCTGGGTGTCAATGAACTTTTGACGGTGACATTGATTGGAGAGTTTGGGGGGAACAATATGTGGAACCTGTTCGTTGGTGGAAAGCACACAGCATGATTGCCGGACGCATCATCACGTGCGGGGGAGGTGTTTCCATCACCATCGGTGCGACTATTCGCAGTCCCGATATAGCTGCCCTGGCCCGCGCGCGAGGGTGGAATGGCTATAGCCCGATCATTTGCACGATCAATTCAGGGGTCGATATTGCCACCCTCAGCATTTCGGGGATTCCCCACGATTGCCTAACGATCATCAACCGGGGCCGCGTTGGTGGCGTCCTCAACGGCGGCACCGCCCTTTACACACGCACTCGCATTCGCATCGACAACACCAGCGGAACGGTATTTGGGGGAGGTGGGCTTGGCGGTGGCGGCGGGTCATACCTTATTCAAAACCCCAATTCTTCGAGCTATCGGGCATCGGGCAATGGCGGCTCGGGTGGCAACGGCGCCGGGTTCAGTTCTTCGGGTGTGGTGACCATGAGCAACGCGCAATCGGGGTTCAGTGGCAGCTCGCAACAGTTAGGCGGGCCATCAACAGGCTCGCTTGGTGTTTCTTACGGCGGCAGAGGCGGATATGGCGGCTCCATCGGTCAGGCAGGGTCCATTGGCTCTGATGGCAGTGCGAGCGGGAACTACACCTTGATTCAGGTCTACCAGCCCAGCCGGGGACAACCCGCAGGCCTTTACGTTGACGGAGCGAGCTTCGTCACCTGGATCGTTGAAGGCATCCGTCTGGGTAACGCAGCAAACTGAGGATCGACATGTATATCGACACAACTACCAATGAATGGGGCCTGACCCCAGCTGCAATCATGCAGCGTCACCCTTTAACAGTTTTCCCTGATCCATTTTCCCCTCTTGAGCAATACGCGCAGGTGGCGGATCAACCCCAGCCTTTTTTTGACGCAGCGACTCACAAGACAGTGGAGCAGCAGCCTTTGTGGAGTGAGCGCGGCTATCTGCAGCAGTGGCACGTCGTGCCGCTGAATGAAAAGGAGCTTGCACATCTTCAGGCCGAGCGCCTGGCTGCTGAGCAGACCGCATTAGATTCAAATCGGATAACGATTTCGCGCACCCAAGGTTTGATCTATATCTATCGCATGTTGCGGGTGACTGAGGCGGATATAGAAATTCAGATGGAGTCGTTGGAAGACGAAGACACCAGGTACGAGGCTACCTTGTACTTTCGCTCTGCAACTTGGGATAGCGACAACCAATATGTACTTGCCTTTGGTGCTTGCATTGGTTGGGATACGCCTGCCAAGGTGGAGCATGCTTTCCGCGCCGCAAGGGGGCTGTAGTGGCTGGTGTTACAGCCGAAACGGCCCCCCAGAAGCGTTCTTATTTTTGAGGTTCATGTGGAGTGAACAGACCCGCAATCGTGAAGTAGCTCGACAACGATGGTGCAAGGCGTTGATGGCATTGGGTGCTGAACCCGACCTCATGCCAAGGTGCACCGGTTTGCCGCATCGCTAGGCTGGGCTGCCGTACCCATCTCCTATGCCATCTGACCTCTTAGGAGCCTAATACGAAAAGAATATGACAATCCAAGAACTTCTCTGCAAAATCCTGCGCAAATTTTGCGTTCGTTGCTGTCCCTTATCGGTAGAACTGAACGGGGACAGTATTTTGTTTGGCTGGGGCTGCGACAGCACGCCAGCAATGCAGATGCGCGCGCAGCGCCCTCGATGGACGCTGACGGACCGCAATGCCTGTGGTCTGCGGATGGCGGACTTCATGCAGGGCTACCAGGAGCCATTTCCTGGTGCGCCACCCGACATGTATCCCGCAGGTCCGCAGCCCGCATTCAAAGATGCCCTGCACCAGGCACAGGTGATAGTGCTTGGTCTGGGCCTGAACGACTCATACGGCTATCTGTCGCCGGAGGCCTACCGGCAGCAACTGCTGGATGCGCTGGCGGTCATTCGCAGTGCGGGCGCCGTCCCGGTGTTCACCGGCCTTGTGCCCATCCCCAGTGGCTACTACGACCCGGGGCAAGATGCCAATCTTCTGGCCTTCCAGCAAGTGATGCGCGATGTCGCGGAATCGCAGGGTGTCATCCATGCTGATTGGGACGAGGAGTACCAAGGCGAAGGGGACCTGCAGGACGACCATATCCATCGCAGCCAGAACGCGACGGACCGACTGACGGCCCGCTTGATCGCAGCCATTGACCGCGCGGCAAAGCGCGTCTGACCTGGCTGCACAACCCATGACCCGCTTCGGCGGGTCTTTTTATTTCTAGGAGGCCTGATGCAAAGCACAGACATCAGCATGCCGATGGCCAAGGCGACCAGTGCGGTCACGTTGGCCACCGCAGCACAAACGGACATGGCGGACAAGCTGGTTCAGGCCGCCACTGTCAACACCAGTGCCCAGACCTGGCACTGGGTCAATGCAATACCCTGGGGCGCGATCGCCTCGATCGTGGCGGCGCTCTACACCTCGCTGTTGATCTGCGAGTGGTTCTGGAAAAAGCTCTGGCGCCCGGCTTTCGAGCGCTGGGGGTGGCTGGCGCCGCGCAAGCCCTTGGTGACCATGACCCTCGACGACTTCCAGCACCTGAGTGATACACCAAGGATGGAGCCATGAGCCGGGTGCCCCATGCGCTGCGCACCGGCTTGATGGCCTTGGCTGTGCTGCTGGCCGGTGGTGGCGGCTATGTGGTGGCTGAGCGCGACCAAGTAGCCGCCCAGACGATGGCTGCGCGAAACCCCTATATCCAGGCCGTTGCGGCCGACACGGGCACCTCGGATGCCATCAAGATTGCTCTGGTCATGGGCAGTTTTTACGAGAGCAGTTACCGCCATATCGGCAAGCCCTATGTGGACCGGCTGGGCAAGGGGGCGCCGCTGACGGTCTGCAATGGCCTCACCGGGCCCGATGTGGTGGCCGGGCGCTATTACTCACCGGTGGACTGCTATGGACTGGAAAAAAACCGCTACCTGGCATCAGAAGCCGCTGCAAAGCGGCTTTTTCGTTTTTGGGACCGGTACACGGTGCTGCAGCAAGCGGTGTTTATCGACTTCATCCACAACAAGGGCGAGGCCGCGTTGGCGGGATCAACCTTGCTGCGCAAGGCCAATGCCGGTGATGTGGCCGGTGCCTGCCGAGAAAACCTGCGCTGGAACCGCGGCACGGTCCATGGGGTGTCGGTAGTTCTGCCTGGCCTCCAAAGCCGCGGCAATGCCAACGGCGAGATTTGCGAGGAGGGCTTATGACCTTGCAGATCAAGCTGTTGCTGGCGGCCATCATGGTCGCGCTGGCCTTTTCGACGGGCTGGATCGCCAAAGGCTGGCAGACAAGCGCCCGCGTTGCCGAGCTGCGTGCAGACCATATGCGAGCGCTGGCGGCGCGGGCCGAGGCTGCACGCAAAGACGAGGCCCATACCGTCCAACTGGAGAGCAAACATGCCCAAGATACGATTTACAACGCCGACCAGCTGGCAGCCTTCAAGACTGGCATTGATGTGGATGTGCGCGCTGAGCTTGCCCGCGCTGAGCGCCTGCACCGCGACACCGGCAGCCGAGCCGCCACTTATCGTGCGCAAGCCCAGGCCGACGCCGCTGCCCGCAGCGATCTTGCAGATAAAGCGGCAGCCCTCGACCGACAGCTTGCACAAGGCCTCGGCGTGGTCGCAGAACTCGGAGGCCATCTTAGGCGACGTGATGCGGAAGTAGCTGCACTGTGCAGTCAGGTGAATACAGAGCGCCGGCTGGGAGGCGACGATACCGACAAAGCCTGCGCTGCCCCTTGATCCCTCAGGCAAAGAGCCTCTCTGGCGCCATCGGCTGCCGGGGAGGCTCTTTTTTGCGTTGAAGGGGCGCAAAGATCGATGACCACATTGATTCGGAGGGGGAAGAGCGGGTTCCGTTGGTGCCGTGTCAAGGCTGCGGCTGACCGCACCCCCCAACACCAACGTAACAAGGGGCTTGCCCTCTGGTTAGAATGTCGGCTGCTATAGTTTTTATACAAGCGCAACCTGTTTCAACCGCGAACGCCTAGCCATGCAGCACTCCACACCAGACAAAGAAAAAGCCGCTAAGTTGTTTAAACTTAACGGCTTTGAGTGTGGTGCCCGGGGCCGGAATCGAACCGGCACGCCTTGCGGCGGGGGATTTTGAGTCCCCTATCGTTTCCAGTATCCATGCGGCTTGGCGGGCGTATGCGTTCCATAAAAACTAGCGCTTTCTAGCTGTATGCCAGTGGTTTATGTGGAACGCTTATCGGACAGTTTTTAGGCGCTCTGGCTTGGTGCGGTAGTGGCGTTCCGTTATGCGCTTGCTGCTGTGCTGAAGTAGTCTGGATGCGTCATCAACGCTTCCTGCGAGGTCGCTGGCGAAGCTCCGCATATCCCGCAGATACATCTTCCGGATCAACGCCGCCAGCGCGGGGTTGTTTGTTTTTTCAGCCCGGTATGCTGCTGCTTCTCTAGCAGCATCCCACCGATCCCTCAGCATTCGCCACGTCACAGCAGCACCTGATGGGGTTGAAAGCAGCATCACACAGGATGACGGGCTGGACATTCGTCTTTCTACGATGGCAGCCAAGACCGGAGAATCAGCGACCACAAACTCCAGGCGCTTTCCTGTTTTGCTGGTTTTGTGATGCAAGATGCCGTTCACTGGCAAGCGGATATTTCGCGCATCCGTTAGTCGCAATGCGGTTGCTGAAGCTATGTCCATGCAGTCCTTTAGCGTCTGATCGCCCATCCTGTAAACGGCATTGAAAAGCTCCGGTGTTACTTCAAACTCCCGAGCGTTCTCCTCGTTTTTCCAATTTCTCACGCCTTCCGCTGGCCAGGGTAACTTGGTCATGCCCCACAGAAGCGCCTTGTGCCACACAATAGAGAGCAGGGACATTTCCCGGTTGCCTTGAGTCTTCGCTGTCCTGAGGTCCAGGTAGCGCCGGAGGGTAGGCAAGTCCACATCTTCCCATTGCGCATCACCAAAGACTGGCTCCAGTTGCTTCAGGCTTTTGGTGTAGCCGCGAACTGTCTCCTTGCTCTCATATTGCGGCAACTCTTCCAGCTTCCACCTGGCCATCGCCTGCCCTATCAATCCAGTTTTAAGCTCACCGGTTTCCGTCAGATCCTTCCACTTTTTCAGCGCGATGTCATAGTCTGAGCCTAGGGGAATATCTTTCCCGCCCTCGGATTGCATATTGAAGAAATAGTAGACACGCACTCGCCCATTCTTGTTTTTGCGCGTGTGTGTGCGCAACCTTGGGTACTTCACAAGTTTGGGCATAGCACCTCCTTATTTAATAGCGCCAAGATTCACGCCTCCGCCGCCTGAAAATTTCTTCCCGGCCAGCCATTGGTGAACATGGGTGCGTAGCACAATCAATCTTGAGCCATCTGTTTTGAATGGCAGTCCTTTGGATCGTAGCCAATCGGCCTGCTTTCCTCTCCATGCAAAGCCGGTTAACTCGCGCCGCTCCTGACTTGTCAGAAATTCGGCCATATCCATTCCTCCAAAAAAGAACCCCGCTCATTGGCGGGGCTCGGGTTCGTCTTGTTCTGGGAGAGGTGCTCGTTTGTCACCCCATTTGCGGGAGCGTTTGGTGGTCATCCGCGACCCCGCTTGCGCAGGCTGCGCCAGTGAAGATCGTCGTCCTGCAGGATGTTGCATATCGGGTAGCGGGATAGCAGGTATTCCAACTCACCCCCGGTAATGGCCTTGCCTGTGCAGACCCACTCCCAGGAGACCTTGAGTGGTAGCTTTCCCGGAAGAATGCTCCCGAACGATGTGGCGCGCAGGAGGTTGGTTTGTACTGGCGAAAGTTGCATTCCCCAGGCATCGCATTTGTGGACCATCTGACGCCTGACATAGTGGACTCGCATCATGTGCTTCCTTCCTGCTTTGGGGCTGTGGGGAGGGGCATCCAGTGAGTTATCGGGCACTGCAGGTTGTCTACGACAATCGCGCCATCCCACCCGCCTTGTGCGTCTACATGCTCATGGCACACGCCCCAGCGGTTCTTGGCCCAGTACCCCACAAATGGAGCTTCGCCGTATTGCTCCCACAAAAGTAGATAACGGCCATCCCTCGGTGCAGTCTCGATAGGCTGCCAGGGGTCCGCCTCATGGCTTGGGTCAGGGGTTGTCATTGGTGGCTCCTAAATCAGGAAATGCTTCGTTCAGGTGCGCGTTGATGTTGGCTAGCTCGTAGAGCGCCTCATCCAGCAGGGCGTTGATGTCTGCGCGATTCTTTGGCGCGACCATGGCGAACGGGTCGAACTTGGTCAGCACTTCGATGGTCATCCCTCACCTCCAGTGCCGCGAGCGCGGATGTAGTAGGCGTAGTCGCCGGGCCGGTCTTCTTCATGCTGCGCCTCGCACAACTGGGCGCAAGCTTCACGCTCTGCCTCTGCTGCCTTTTGCTCGATCAAGGTTGCGAAGCGTTGCAACCTATCTGCATCAGCGCCCACCCACGTTTGTGGCAAGCCTTGCAAGGCGGGCAACATGCTTCCAAAGCCTGCTTCGCTGGCCAGCTTCATGACGGTGTCTCGGTCAATCATTGGTGGCTCCTATTCCGTGTGCACGCTCTATGGCGTGCGTGAGGGCCAGTGTGTGCTCTGGCCGTACCTGTTCGCACGTCCACCGAGCGCCAGGCTCGATGTCGCAATCTTTTGCATAGTCAGGGCTGGTTTCATGAATCAACTCGTGTGCCCTGCCAGGGAAAACATCCTTTGCGATTGCAAAGATCTGCTCATCCGTCAGCGGCTCCCGCTCAGGTGGGGGAGGGGCGGCTGTGAGCGCATCGCGTGCCACGATCCGCGCATCGCCTGCAAAGTGCTTGTTGCGCGGATCGGCTATTCGTTCAAGCGCAATGCGCCACCCATCCGGCGCAGCCTGCCGCGCTGATAGCTGGGCCTTGAGTGCTTTAATACTTTGGTGGCTGCCAAACACTTGCAGGCTACTACCCAAGCCGTAAAAGTAATCCCCTCGATCGTTTAGCTGGGCCTTGAGCTGCTGTATCTCGGCGTGCTGGCGGCGCAGTTCGGCGGCTGATTTCTTCACGTCATTGATTGATGGGATCGCGTCTATTCGAATGCAATCTTCGAACTCGGCGGCCAGCCGCAGCGCTTCGGGCTGTGCTTCTGTCTTGTCGATCATTGAATTTCCTTCTGCTGCACCTCAGCACCACAGAACAGGCGTTCCATGTGGTCAAGTGCGGCAACTGCCAGTGCCTCGGTTTCCAGGCCGCTGACCGTCATGGTTGCTGTGTAGGTTCCATCGGGGGCCTTGTCGTACCCCAGAGAGATGATGGGCTGAGAGGCTGTTTTGTCGGTCATGGTGCTTCCTTGGGGGCGGGCTCGGCCTGGTCGATATCATCAGGCTCTGAGGCGGGCATGCACTCAGGTTCTTCGCCACTAGCCCAGCCGCAGTGGTGACAAGAGTCCCCGCCAAGAGATCCCAGATACACGTTGCAACTGGTGTTTTGACAGTACAAATAGGTTCCCATCTCAATCCTCCTTCTTGGCCTGGGCTGCCCGCTTTGCAACCTGCAAGCAGCGGTCCTCAGCCTTCTGGGTTTGGAGCAGATGACGAGCCATGCATGCTTCATAGGCTGAAAGCTTGGCCTGGCCAATGGCATCATCAGAAAAGGGCTGCCATGTGCTTGCGCAGCCGGTTAGCAGCAGGGTTAGGGCTAGGGCTAGGGCTCGCATCACTGGCCCTCCCTCTGTTGGGCGCGGAACAGGCCCCGGACAGGCCTACCGCAATCTAGGCATCGCGGGTCTGTCTCAGAGGCTGCCATGTAGCCTTCGGTGTCTACATCCTGTCCACACCAGGAGTAGAGCCGGTTAGCACGGAAAACTATCTTTGTGATGTAGCCAGACTTACCTGCGCAATGAGGACATTGGGTTGCGGGTTTGATGGGTTGCATCACGCCTCCTTTGCGGCATTGCCGCCTTCCTGGGCTGCAGCCATGGCTGCGTCGATTGCTGCGCGTGGGTCTTTGTGTTGGCCACTGGATTTCATGCCGGTAACCCAATAATCCCCGTCTCCTGGCGCATCTTGGATGACATAGCAAGAGAACTCATCGCCTTGGCGGAGAATCCAGTCTAGGCGCTCGGTGTCCAGCGCATCAGCGGGCTGGGCCTGGGGTGCTGTGGCCGGGGAGCAAGCAAGTGCAGAACGCGCATCTCTTACCTCCTTGCAGACATCCTCGTCGCCTGGGTGCCGCTGGTGGTTTTCTTCGTCCAGTTGCAGCATCCCGCGCAGCGCGGCGGCTAGTCTGTCGCCTCGCGCGGCCTCGGCATGCATCCCTTTGTCTGCTGCTTCAAACAAGGCCCTCAGGCGGGCAACTTCGTTCGCCACCGGCTCGGCCTGCACCTCTGCCTGGGATGACGGTTGGATGATCCCGTCCACAGGCTCACCTCGCAGCGCTTGTCCACGTGCTTCCACTGCCTGGGTCTCAGCGTTCGGCGCGTAATAGACGGCCATGCCAAGTGCCTGAGCGACATGAGCCTCCAGAGTGGCACCGCGAGATTTTGACCAGCCAGGCAGCAGATAGATGGCGCAGCAAGTCGAGAGCTGCTGCAGGTCGGTGTGCATGTAGTCAGACCACTGTGCACCATCCACGATGCCATGCTCAGCGGGGTTCTCGACATGCCATCCCTCGGCGCGCAGCTCGGCGGCAGCAGCATTGAACGCTGGGAAGTTCAGATCAGGAAGGCCAGTCATTGGCCCTGCGACGTAGATGCGATTGGCACGATGCTCGGCCAACGAAACGCCGGCAGTCTTGAGGGGAGCGGAAGAGTTGTTTTCAGCCATGTTGGGCTCCAGAAATGGAAATGCCCGCTCAGGGCGGGCTGTGAATAGGGGCCCACTGGGGGCGGTAGACTTGGCCCTATGACGCTTTACGACACCATGGTCAGTGCCATCCGCGCGCACTGGTCACAACATGACAACGCCTACCCTCAGTGCATCGAGCTTGATGCAGCGTCCCTGAAAGACTTCATAGAGACGCGCAAGATCGTGCGAAAAGGGCTGGGTAGCCCGCCATCGACTGACGCGGTGCCAACGCTGTTGGGCGTGAAACTGGTGCTGGGCGATACCAACGCGCTGGTCGCCAAGGATGGGACTCGGGTGCCGCTGGGCTAACGCTTGGCCTGGCCCCGGTAGCTGAGGCCGGCGCCTGTGTACTGACCCTGCACCGAAGCAGCGCAGATGGGCGCATAGTCGGGTGGGATGCAGATGTGGCGCTGAACCTTGACCGTTGCGGGGGTGATGATCTCGGTGGATTCGGGGATCTTGACGCCAGCCTGCTTGAGCTTGACCTGCAGTTGCTGGTGAGGCCCAGGCTGTTTCAGAGCCTTTGAGGCCTTCGGCGCCTTAGGGGGCTTGTGGGCCTTCCCCTTGGGTATTTTCGCCATCCGCTTTGCTGCGGTGCTCTTGGCGATCCGCAGCTCCGCCGCAGCAACGCGCACCGAAACCCCGCTTGCGCGAAGCTCTCGCAATCTTTGCTCCATCTCAGGGGTGATTACCAATCTGTTTTGAGCCATAAGAAAACCGCCTCTTGGGCGGTCCTTGGTTAGATCACTGAATACAGACGGAGGCTGCGGCGCATGGGGTCGGCGAAAGGAATATCGCCGTCCATGTCGTCAAATCCGCCAGGGGCACGAGGCGTGGAGGGCGTCGGCGCTGGGGCTGGGCGCTGGGCCTGACGCGGTGCCGGGGCAGGTGCTGCTGGGCGCTCCTGCTGTCCATAGCCCTCGTCGCCACCGCTTTGCCCCGATTCGCCGCGCTGGCCCAGCATCTGCATGCTGTCGGCACGAATCTCGGTGGCATAGCGCTCCTGGCCGGTGGCCTGGTCTGTCCACTTCCGGGTGCGCAGGCTGCCTTCCACATAGACCTGACTGCCCTTGCGCAGGTACTGGCCAGCGATTTCAGCCAGGCGCCCATTGAACACAACACGGTGCCACTCGGTGGCTTCCTTGTTCTCGCCGCTGTTCTTGTCTCGCCAACGGTCGGTGGTGGCGATGGTGACGTTGGCTACCTGGTCGCCCGAGGGGAAGGGTCGCGGCCGAGGTTGCCGACGATGATGACCTTGTTTACTGATGCCATATTGGCCTTTCATAAGTGCCCGCCGCCTGACGCGGCAGGTGTTGGTTAAGCGGGTTCCAGCTCTCGCGCAACAACGTGCGTTTGGTCAAATTCCTTGATGGCTTCGCGGTAGTAGTCGCGGGCCGCCTCCACCTTTTCCTTGATGGCGCGCTCCTTTGCAAAATCACGCTCAAGTACCCAGGATGTCAGCCGGTGGTGCTCCGCAATGTGGCTCACGATGTGCATCTGCAGAGGCTCGTAGCCAATCAAGCGCTCCGGGGTGTCCACCAGTGCATAGTTGACTTCCCATTCGTCAGCGTCCCAGAGCATCATGTAGCCGCGCATCTGCCATTCGTAGATGCGGTCTTCGCAGTCCTTTACCCAGCCGGGAAACGTCTTGGCGGACCACGATGATTTGAGGTCGTGCCCTCGTTTGCGCTCAGCGTCGTAAAGATCGCATTCGCCAGTAATCAGGCCATTGCTGCGACGCTCGCTGTTCTTGGTAAGCGCCAGACCTCGTACACGGTTCAGGAGGGCGATGGATTCGTTCTCGACCTCCAGGCCTTTTTCGGTTTCTTTGCTAGAGAACTCGAAGTCGATACCGAAAATCTCCTGCTGGGCCAATTCCCGGATGTATGTCTTGGCACCGACCGAAAGAATGCCCTCAGCCTTGGTCTTGGGCTCGGTCATGATCTTGCCCAGGCTTGAGCACCGGATGAGGATTTCACGCATTTTCAGACTCCTTTAGTTCTGCGCCTCGCTTTTGGACTGCGGTGGCGAATGCTGAGTAGCCGTCTTTATCACGGCTGGACTGGAAGACTTTGACACCTTCCTTCATGATCGCGCCGACTTCATCGCGGGTCTTGGCAGCGGCGACCTTGGCAATCCACTCATCCCGGATCATCTGGATTTGCGTCTGCCGCTCATCCTCTGCAAGGTGCTTGACCAGCTCTGCATCCAAGTCTTCCAGGTCTTGGCTGAACATGTCAGATGCCGCTGTGACGTTCAACACCATCGCGATCTTCGCCCGTTTGCAGGCCATCTTGAGGACCGTGTTTGCGAGGTCGGCCGGCTCGGTGCGCACCTGCTGCACGGTGTAGTGCCCACCTTGTTTGCGTCCGAACTTCAAGCGGCGATGCGTTTCAGGGGTGATGTCGAACTCTTCCTTGCATACTGCCTTGCGCCACCGGTATTTCTCCTCATCGGTAGAGCACTCGCCCAGCCCAGAGCCCAGCGGAATGCCTGTGGTTTGGTGCTCGCCAACGCAGTTCACGCGGTAGCGGATCACGCCATTGGATGACAAGTCCGTAACTTCATACTTGTCCGCGATGCGGAAAGTCATGCACAGCACCTCGGCGCCGGATTTGAGCAGGGTGGGCTTTTCTCCAGCGCCGGGGATGGCGCCATAGTGCACGTTCGGCTTCATAACCGCCTGCATAACCTGCTGCACCGTTTTCGCGTGTGCAACGACTTCGGCAGTAGGGTTCGCGCTTCGGGCGGGAACCATGCTGACTGTTTCAACTTCAACTACAGCGTTCATGGCTTACTTTCAGTAGGCAATCGAAACTGCCGGGATTGATTTCTTGGCAATCAGGGTGACAGCCAGCTTGGCGCATTCTTCGGTCATGCCACCTTGCACGAAGGCTTCCAGGGCGGCGCGGTTGATGGCGGCCTTGTGCGCCTTGTCGCGTTCACGGCGCTTGGCCTCCGCAGCTTCGGCTGCCGCTTGGGCTGCTACGCGGCGCTGTTCTTCTTCAACAGCGGCAGCGGCCCGGCGCTCAGCCTCAGCCTTGGCCTGATGCTCGCGCTGTACAGCCTCGGCTTTCTCACGCTCTGCACGTTCGGCGGCCAGCTTCAACTCCAGCTCGCGGCGTTCCGCTGCAGCCTTGGTTTCTTGCTCGCGGCGAATTACAGCTTCTCGCTCGGCTTGGGCCTTGGTCTCGGCTTCTCGCTGGGCGCGCTCGGCTGCTTCGCGGGCGATGCGTTCTTCACGCTCCTTTTGCTCACGGGCAGCTGCTTCGGCGCGGAGGCGGGCGAGTTCGGCCTGCTCGGCTTCGTGCTTCTCCCGGGCGGCGATGGCGGCATTCAGCGCCTCCATAGCCTTTGCTTTTGCCCGGTGCGCCTCGGCCTCGTATTCTTCGAGGTGGTTGCCGATGGCAATGGCCTCCAGCTCAGAGAGTCGCTGGCGGAGCGTTTCCGCTTCAACGCCCTCGAAGCCCTGGCCAAAGAATTGGATGCGGTTGATGCAGCCCTGGTGTTCCTGCTTTCGGGCTTCCTCGGCTTCCTCCCACTCGGTCAGCGGGCGCCGTACATCGTCGCGCCACAGATCAAGCGTGTCGCGGACCCGCTTGCGCTCAGAATCGATCCGCTTTGGCACATCCTTGAGGTCTGCCACCAGTTCCTTGCCGATGTTGTCCAGCGCCGTTTTGCTCTTGGCCACCTTGTAGGCGATGGAGGCAATCGCGTCGCGGCCCTTCTTGGTGGTCACATCAGGCACAAAGGCGTCCAACTCCGCCTTGATCTGGGCAAGGAATGGGTCTAGGCCCATGGGCGTGCTGTAGACCTGCAGTGCCGTCTCGCTGGGCGGCAATGCGATGAGGTCGGTGTTCTGTTCTTTCATTGGTCACCCTTAAACAATCGCGCCCGCACGAACAGCGGCCGCAAAAAAAGAGAGCGCCGTTATGGCGCTCCAGAGGAATGCGTGATGCAGAAGGTTCACGGCTTTTCTACTTTCCTTAGGTGAATTGATTGCAGCCGACGGAATTTCTCGAATGTCTTGCTCACATCGGTTGCAACGGCCGGCACGTAGCGGCTCTTCTTCTGGCCTCGCTCGGGGCACAGTGCTCGGGTTGGCATGGTCAGCATGGGGGTGGTGGTCATGGATCAATCCCTGCCTTTTCCTTGATTTCCGCCGCCTCATCTGCCGTAACCAGCAGCAAACGCATTGGCTCATCAACCATGGTGTTGATGGCGGCTTCCAATGCCGACACGGTTGAAACAATGCTCAATGGACTTGCTCGCTGCTTTACAAGCTGGTCGGCCTGCACTAAAAACGCTCGGCGAATTGCGACTTCGTTCATGCTGGCCTCACCACAAGCCCGCCAACGGGCCCAGAGAACAAAGAAAAAGCCGCATCAGTTGCGGCTTGGCGGGATGGGAAGGGGAGGCTCACAACAGAGCCTAGCTTGTAGATGAACATGGGAGCTCCTTAGGTGGTGACTTCAGGGAGGTCCCGCAGAACGGGCAGAAGCTGAAAGTCATGTTGGCTTTTTCAGTCTTTGTCCGCTCAACTCCTGCCTTGCTGGTCGTTGTGTGGCGGACTTCTACAGGCATGTGAGGCTTCTCCTCGCAGCCCTGGTCCGTCAGGTAGATGCCGTAACCCATCAGTGCGGCTAAAACATTCGTGGACTTTGGGAGCTTGCCGGCGTAATGCTCAGTCAGTTTCTTCTCAAGATCGGATTTGCAGTTGCAAGTCATCTCACACCTTCTTGTGTTTAGCGAGAGCGGCGCGGATGATTTCAAGCGCTTCACCCTCGATGGCCTCGTGATCAACGCGGTCGATGGCATATTTCATGAGCATCTGCTCGCAATGCTGCAGAGCCGCCTCCATGGCGCTGCATCGCTCTTGTAGCTCCCGAGGGCTCAGGCCGCACTCGTGGTGGACGGTTCCGGCTTCGGCGATGAGGCGAGCATCTTCTTCAATGAAGTTGCCGCTTGAATCAAGCCGGCGCAAATGCGATCCGCCCTTGTCGGGCCAAAGAATCACCCAGCCGGGATCGGCGTAATTTGCCAACCTGCGGGGCGTCCAGGGGCCGGCCGTAGGCTTAAGTTTCCTGCTCGTCATCTTCAATCCCCTCGATCTTGAATTCCCATGCACTCAGCTGGCCAGAAGTGGGCAGGAGCAGGGCATGGAAGGCAGTAGTTGATGTGCAGGTGAGCGGCTCAAAGTCTTCGTCACCTGGTCGCTTTGCGTAGATTTGCTGGCCGTCTGCCAGGGCCCGGAGGTAGGGGGCGTTGATGTGTTCTTGGAGCATGTCTCTTACTCCTCGGCCTGGTCGCAGGCCCTGCGCAGCGCGTCACCGCCTCCTGGGATGACCTGGTCGAACTTTCCGGCCTCACTAAGGCAGGTAGCAATCAGGGCGTAGAGCTTGCCCTGCAGGCACTCGATTTCTTCCTGTGCGCTGGGTGGTGGCTGGAGGCGCCAGGGTTGACGCCGTGGCAGCCGGCGGTCAAAGGCATCCTGGGCCTCTGCCAAGCGTTCCATGTTGGACAAGTCACTCATGGTTGCTCCAATAAAAAACCGCCCGAAGGCGGCAAATCCAGCGTGGTAGTGCTGGAGTGTGTTTAGTCAATCAGCCGGCGTTGGCCAGCCTTCTCAAGCTCGTCAGCAGACGGTTCCAAAACGCCTTTGCGCTTTGGCTTCACCGCCTGGGGTTTGAAGTAGGCACGCAGAGCCTTGAGCCACGCTTTGTAAGCCCAGCCTTTGCGCTGTGAATACGGGTAGTTCTGGCTACACCATCGGCGAAGCTCCTGCTTCGACATTTCCGGGTGCGCTTTGATCTGCTCTTGCAGCCAGGCGGCCGCATCATCAGTCCAGCTGGGCATGAGTCACCTCAGTGTGTGTTTGTGAATAGACTGGCCAGGGTTGGCTACATCTATGAATAAGGGATGGTGGCCGGAGGTGATCCCGGCTTGCGGCACTGACCGAATTCGGCCGCGTGAATTGACGACATTCAGCCTTCTGCGCATCACCATTGCGCGCTCACCATCGAGGGCAGAGACTGCCGCGAATTTGTCCGGCTGAACCGGAGGCCATCAGGGCCGCCGCCACTGCACTTCGCAATCTCTGCTCTTGATGGCCCTCTTTCCAAAGCATCAAAACATCTGATCTGATGCTCTTGGGGTGCTTATGAGGTTGCCTTGGCTATGGTTTGCTCAAATCGTGTGGCCAGTTCGGCATTCACCTCAGCCTTGCGCAAGCTGTCCTCGGTGTTTTTGGCGCGGTGCAGTGTCTCGTACTGGCGGAGCTGGGCAGCTGCTGCTGTCAGGTCCGCGAGCAGCTCAGGGGCTGCAACGATCAGTCGGGCGTTTTCAATTTCCTGCTGGTGTCGGCAGGAGACAATTGGCACGCTTTTCGTTCCGTCAGGCAAGCGGACCCACACATCCACCCATCCTGCCTCGTCTATTACACCCAGCGTATTGTTAGACCAATCTCCGAAGAGCCAAGGCCCCGGCGTGTGCTTCGCTTCCATCTTCATCCTTCCGCGCCTGTGCGCATAAATTGAAAACGCCCTGAGTAGGGCGCTTGGGGGTTAGGGGGTTACGGCCTGCTTCGTGATAAAGCACTGGTCGTGTATGTACCCCTGTACCCAGGTTTCAGTGATCGCCGTCTGAACGGGAGGGGTGAATTTCAGCAAGGCCTCCGCGATCTTTTGGAAGCTCTCCATGCTGACCTCAAACTTGTCGTAAATCTTCTCTTCGACCTGATCCTCATCGAACTCAGGGGCTTCGGGATCCACTCCAACAAGTCGCGCCGCAAGTTCTGTTGCTTCGAAATAGTGCATCTCATCTCCTGTTGAAAAAACGAAACCCTCCGATGGGAGGGCTTTGTTTTTCCCTCTGATGTCGCCCAGAGGGGAGCGCCGATTGCTCGGTGGTCAAAGTTGCTGCTTCGCCTTGCGCCGCACTTCTTCGTCGGTGTCGAGTCGCTGCGGCTTCCCGGCGGCTTTCTGCTTCTCTTGCTTTGGCGAGATGGCGTCCCATGCAGCAAGGCAGAGGTCTTTGTATTTGGTGCGCTCCGCCTGTTTGCGCACCTCATTGAGCTTGACGATGCTCATGCGGCACCTACGAGTTCGCCGCCTTGGCTTGCAATCCAGGACACACATTCATCATGCGAGCCTTGGAATCTCGGGGTAGCGGCGGCACTGATGAACCAGCTTCCGAATTTCTGCGCCGGGCCGTCTGTTACGTACCCGACTTGCTCTCGCTTTAACTTGAACACTGCGCCATCGCGGATAGCGAATTTGAGGAAGTTCATGATCGCTCCTTGTTGAAAACCAAAGCCCTCATCTGCAGAGCTTTGGTTTTGCCCCTGATCTCGCTCAAGGGCGGGCGCCGATTACCCGGGTCCGTGTTGAATGGCTTAACTGCTTGCGTTAATGGGTCGCCAGTCCAAAAGTGGTTGCTGCCCGTTGGCTACTTCCGCACTTACTCGCCTAAGAAGGTTCTTGGCCGTATCTTTCCGGCCTGTCAGCCTTGCGGCTGGTCTTTTCTGCTCTTGGAAATTCCAGTTTTCCTCGGTCTGCCGACCGCTCCGTGTACCCGCTTTGGGGACTGGAGACGCTGCACTGCGCGCCGATTTCTCGGCTATTGCTGCTATATGGTCTGATGTGATTGGGAGAGGCGGGCAGGGATCGAACCTGCATACCCCATTGCGTCGCGCTGCCAGGGGCCGGTGGTTTTAACCGTGAGCGCGGAACGGCGTATTCCATTTCGCCGCCCATCCGTGTTGGCTGATTCCACACCGCTGTTTACCAATTTCAGCACCGCCTCTCCAAATCACACCAGGAGAGCTACAGAGAGATGCGGGCAGGGCGCTACTCCTGCTGTGCGTAAGCCGTGCCCGAAGGGTGCATCCTCGCCAGAACACAGTCCCCAGGAATCACTGCTGCGTGTCTGCTTTCCACGCCGCCGCATCTCTCTATAGCCCTCGTTTTTTAAAGAAGGGGAGTTAGCTCGATCACTTCACACCCATCGCGTTCTGCAAATAGCTGCGCTCCACTGGAGCTAGACCTTCCTCTTGCATCGAGTCGGTTCAGGGGCCGTATCGCTACCCCTTCGGTCGTTTTGCGTTGTTTGCTGCGATAGCTCGTAGTATAGAGATTCTATCCTTTGTGTCAAGCAAAAATAGCCTGTTATTGGATAGATACGCTTTACTATTTATGACTGGGCAACAAAAAACCGCCAGAAGGCGGTTAGTGATGAAGTGACCTGGAGGCGGTCTTCTGAAACTAGAAGTCCTTAGCCCCTGTTTTGGCTTGATCCTTCTCTTGCTGCTTCTGGCTCGCAATGGCTGCAGCGCTCTCGATCAAGATGAATCCTTCGTCAAGCTTGCTGCCCCTTAGCGATGCAATGAGCCTGCTACCTCCGTTGTTCCAAGTCTTCACCCAGTTGGGGAACTCGGCACCCATCTTGTTTTTCACCGGGCTGTCATCAGTGCTGGTAGGCGCACCATATTTCTCTGGCAATGATCGGCCGACTCGCTCCATCCATGGAGACACAAGGTAGATGGATGCCAGCTTGCCATCAATGAACGAGGCCCTCCCGTAGCTCACAAGCGCACCACCATAGGAGGTGCCTTCGCGACATTCTTCAAGCCGGCGGGAGAAGTCCTGAGAGCTGCCTGTCCCGCTAACGGGAGCGCATTCTTGCCGGAGATAGGTGCATGAGTCCTGGCTGCACTTGTAGAGGGGCAGGGCCTCTTTGAATGCCTCCATGCTCTCGCCCAGCTTTACGCCCTTGTACGAGAACTCCTCGGCGTGAGCGGCCATCGTCGCAAGCGCAAGACACAGTGCTGCAATCGTTTTCATGTCTCCTACTCCATCAATATGGTTCAAACGCATCAGGGGGAACACTTCCCGCCACCCGATGGATCTTTTCTATATCTGCAGCATCAATGGTCATTGGTGTGTAGCCGTTGTTGATGCTGAGCAGTTGCACTTCGCCATCACGGGACCAATTCAGCAGCTTTAGCAGCTTCTTGCCATTCGTCAGCGCGACCATCACATCCCTTCCGGACTGAGCTTCGATATTTGGAGTGATCACCACAAACTCGCCAGCCCTGTACCTGGGGTGCATTGAGTCCCCCTTGACGCGTAGGGCATAAGCACCAGGGTCTTGGGCCCAGTACATCACGAAGCCTTCTCCATGTCCAACTGGGTATTGCAGTTCCTCTAGGTATCCATCATCACCAGCCTTCACGCTCCCCACCACAGGGATGGCGCGCGCCTGGCGCAACTTTGGTGCGTCGTCTGCGTTTGCTTCTGGAGCTGTGGCTGAGTTTGGTGCCGCGTAGCCAGTGACCTCTGCAATACGTTGGACCATCTCAAAACTTGGCGCATGGAGGCCTTTCTCCCAGTGCCCTATGTTGGCCTTTGTTCTGCCAACAGCTTCGCCCAACTGCTCTTGGGTGAGCTTTTTGTGAGTTCGGGCGGCCTTGACCCATTCATTTAGTTCCATGCTTGCAATCGTATAGATGATCTTTATTTCTCAGGGATAGAAGTGCTTGACATAAAGGATAGAAATGCTATCCTGAACGCCTATGCAACACCCAATCGATCTAGCCGCAGATGTTCTTGGCTCCCAGCAGGCCCTAGCCGGCGCTTTGGGAGTGACTAAGGCCGCTGTTTGGCAATGGAAGCTCAATAAGCGCCATGTCCCAGTGGTTCACTGCGTGCGCATCGAGAAAATCACCAATAGCGCCGTCACCCGCAAAGACCTGCGGCCGACTGACTGGCAAGACATCTGGCCCGAACTGGCCAAACCCCAATCCCCCAAGCAGAAGGGAGCTGCTCATGGCTAACCAACAAGTGAATTCTGTCGAAATGTTTTCACCCAGCCGTGGGTACACCCATGGCGAGATCGACGCCATCAAGAAGGCCTGGGTTGAAAGCGTAGCTAGCTCCGCAGGCGATGTCTCGCTGTTCTTGAAGCGCGTCGACCAAGGGCTGGCCGAGATCGATGCGTTCTTCAGTCGACCTATCGCGGTCGATACCCGTGCTGATCCTGGTGGTCGATAGATTTCTCGGCGATTTCTATCCCGCGATATGCAGCCGCAAACGCCTCTGCAATTGCCTCTTGCAAGTCTTGCCCATGCTGCTTTTGCATTTTGTCGATCACCGCCGCAGCAAGAGTCGCTGCTGGTCCGATTAGTTCGTCTCTCATGTCTGCCCTCCTTAAGGCTCTGGTTACTGGATGTGTCGCAACTACCAGCATAGCTCAAGGCAGGGCAGGCACCTCTCTCTAGAAATTTTGTAGTCGTCGTTTTCATGTTCTCAGTATCTGAAAACGTATCCCCCTCAACAACATCCATCAAGTAGGCAAACGGATATGACACCACAAGACGCACTCCGCCAAATGGCCAAGGCATACCCGGGCGGCTATGAGAGCCTGGCCCCCCGTGTTGGCAAGACTGCCGAAGTTCTGCGCAAAGAACTGTCGGGCGATGTGAAGTTCAAGCTCGGCCTGGCGACTTCGCTGCTGATCTCTGAGTTGTGCGTAGAAGCCAACTCCCCTTTCTGCCATGACTTCGCTAATGCAGTTGCTGCTGACAACGGTGGCTTTGTGCGTCTGCCGGTGGTGACTATGGATGCGGTGGCCTGCGTGCATCGCTCTATTTCCGGTGTTGCTCAAGAGCTGTCCCATGTGGTGAGCGCGGCCCTCGAGGGTGATGCAGACGGCGTTATCTCGGACAACGACCTGGTGCGCATCCAGAAGGAAGCCGCTGACGCCCTGGCTGCCATTCAGCAGCTGGTTCTGACTGTTGAGGCCAAGCACAAGGCGGGCAAGCCATGCGTCTGATGCGGTTCATTCTCAACTGCATCCGCCTTCGCTCCGCTCGCTTGGCCTTGTGGCTTGACCAGTACGAAAACCATAAACCGAAGTTTGATTGATATGTCCTACTCCCAGCACCCTCTGTCTGCCGCATTCCCTGCAATGAGCGCCGACGACTTTCAGAATCTGAAAGACAGTATTGCGGAAATTGGGGTTCAGAACCCAATCACGCTGTTTGAAGGCATGGTGATTGACGGCTGGCACCGCTACACCGCTGCCAATGAGGTGCTGATGCCATGCCCGCACGTTGAGTTGGCGGAGGGTACAGACCCGCGTCACTTTGTACTGGCGCAGAACAAGGCGCGCCGCCATGTGACGCAGGCGCAGTTGGCGATGGCTACCACTGCGGTCTATGACTGGAAGCCAGTCGGCGCGAATCAACACGCAGGGTCTGCACTCAGTGCAGAGGCTCCAAAGACTGATCGCGAGATGGCAGATGTGGCTGGTGTTGGCGTGCGCACTATCGCGCAAGCGAAGGCCGTTCAAACCAAGGCAGCGCCAGAAGTTGTCGAAGCTGTGAAGCGCGGCGAAATTGGCCTGCCAAAGGCCGCTGCAATCGCCAAGCTGCCGAAAGAAGAACAAGCCGCTGCAATTCATAAGCCTACACCCAAGGCTGAGCCTGTTGCGGCGAATGATGTGCCTGAGGACGACGGCCCGAGCGATGAAGAAATCCGCGCCGCCGAAATGCAAGAGCTTGCAGACCAAGAAGCCTTCAACAAGCTGCTGCTGGCCGATGACAAGCTCGAAACCGCCTACGCGGAGATCAAGCGTCTCAATGCAGTGAACTCTGTTTTGGAGAGTCGCATGCAAGGTCTGATGAACGAGAAGGCTGAGGCGATCAAGTTGGTGAAAGCTCGTGACCGCCAGATTGCCAAACTCGAAGCAATGCTGAGGGAGCCGGTATGAGCGCCGTGATGATGCCGCGTTTGTTCGATGACGCACCTAACTACGCCAGCACCAGCTTCCCGCCAGCGCGCGCTTTTCAGCAGGCAGCACACGATGCGCTGCGTCAGGGTTTCCGTGATGGTCACAAAAATCAGCTCATCATGGCTCCCACCGGTGCAGGCAAGACCTACCTGGGCCACCGGATTGCTCAAGAAGCCCTGGTGAAGGGAAAAAAGGTTGTTTTCGTTTGCGACCGCACCACTCTGATTAATCAGACCAGCAAGGCCGCAGATCAATATGGCTTGTCCGCACACGGAGTTGTGCAGGCGAATCATTGGCGTCGTGCGGTAGAGATGCCGTACCAGATCGCCAGCGCGCAGACCATCGCCAAGCGCGGCTACTGGCCACAAGCCGATGTGATCATCATTGATGAAGCGCATACCCAGCTCAAGGTGTGGACAGAGTATGTGAACGAGACAAAAGCGGCATGCGTCGGTCTGTCTGCTACGCCATTTTCGTCGGGACTGGGAAAGCTCTTTTCGCACCTGATTAATGCCACGACGATGCATGACTTGACGCAAGCAGGCGTTTTGGTTCCGATGCGCGTGTTGTCCTGCAAGCGTGCCGACATGTCTGGCGCTGCGACGTCTGGTGGTGAATGGACAGATGCTGCGGCAGAAGAGCGCGGTATGCAGATCGTTGGCGATGTGGTCAAGGAATGGGTCTCCCACGGCGAGGGACGCAAGACCATTGTGTTTGGCGCGACTATTAATCACTGCAAAGAGCTGGCTCGTCAATTCGTTGACGCGGGCGTGATGGCTGCCGTTTTTACGAGCGAGACCACCGCCGCTGAACGTGAGTTGCTGGTTAAAGAGTACAGCAAATCTGATTCGAGCCTGCGTGTACTGATCAGTGTCGAGGCTCTGGCAAAAGGGTTTGACGTACCGGACGTTGGCTGCGTCGTTGACTGCCGCCCACTTCGCAAGTCTCTCTCCACCGCCATCCAGATGTGGGGGCGTGGCCTGCGCTCCAGCCCCGGCACGGGTAAGAAGGATTGCATCCTGCTCGACCACAGCGGCAATATCGTTCGCTTTGCAGAGGATTTCTCGGCTATCTATTTTGACGGTCTCAATGCTCTGGATATGGGCGAGAAACTGGATAAGAAGATTCGCCGTGATGACGAAGAAAAGGATCTAAAGGGCTGCCCATCGTGTGGCTACAAGCCATTTCACAAGCGCTGTATGTCCTGCGGCTTTGAGAAGCAAGAAGCCGCCTTGCAAGAGTCCGTTGCCGGTGTGATGGAAGAAGTCGTGATGCTGGGCAAGAAAAAGCTGGCAGACGACAAGCGTCACTTGTGGGAGCAAATTTGCGCTTACGCCCGTGGCCACAGTTCGCCTGAAAAGCAGCGGGGCCGCGCATGGCACCTTTTCCAGAAGATTACCGGTGAAGCGCCGCCAGCGAGTTTTGACTTCCATTCGACGCCGAACGCAGAGATCACCCTCAATGTGCGCAACAAGATTAAGAGTCTTGATCTGGCCTATCGGAAGGCGGTGAAGGCATGAGTGGGTTTATCACTTTTGCTCGCGCTCACGGCGTTGAGATCAATCCAGCCAAGTTTCACGCATGCGAAAAAATCCGACGCTGCGGAACAACTGATAAGCCTAAGAGCACAGCAGGCGCGTATTTTTGGGATGGCGAGCGTGGCTGGGTATTCAACTGGTCTGGCGAGGCCAAGGTGCAGTGGTGGAACGATGCCAATGCACGCCCGTGGACAGAGCAAGAAAAGGCTGAGTGGAAAGCACGACGCCAAGCAGCGAAAGCTACGCAAGAGCAGGACTACCACCGTGCGGCGATGCGCAGCCAGGAAATGCTACGCGCGGCCAAGCCTATGGCTCACAACTATCTGCATCGCAAAGGCTTTCCAGACGCTCAAGGATTTGTGAGCGCGGAAGGCGCTTTGCTCATCCCCATGCGCAATCTGCAAACCAATGCCGTGCAAGGCGTGCAGGTCATCCGCTGGGATGAATTAGATCGCAAGTTCGAAAAAAAGATGGCGCCTGGCATGAAGGCTAAGGGCGCAGTGTTTCGCATGGGCGACAAGACCGCGCCAGAGGTGATTTTGTGTGAGGGATATGCCACTGGCCTGTCAATCGTCGCAGCGCTTCGTAGTGTTGGTTTGCGAGCTTCGGTGCTGGTGTGTTTTAGCGCAGTGAATCTTGAATTCATTGCCCAACAGGTCAAGGGGCGCGTCTACGTTTTCGCTGATAACGACGCATCGCAAACCGGCGAGCGAGCGGCAATTAAGAGCGGATTCCCTTATTGCATGAGCACTGTTGTTGGCGAGGACGCTAACGATTTGCACCAGCGTGCAGGACTTTTCGCAGTGGCTCAGAAGCTGATGGAGGTTCGCAGGAAGTAACCCATTTGTAGTGCGCTCCCAAAGCCAGAGAGGGACAGACGGTACTCCGAGCACCGTCAGCGCATGAATTTTCGCCGGGGTGGTTGGAGCAATTACAGCAGCACCCCGGAAGTGAGTCTCCTACTGTTGGATCAGATGCTGAAAAAGGAGAAAGGGTGGCGAAGCTAGTGCCCTTGCATCGAAAGACTGGCGGGTCTATGCGGCTCCAAAGGGCAGAAAGCGCGTAGTGAAGGCTCAGTAAGGATTGGCTGGGTCTTGCTCACCAAAGGGCAGGGATTGAGATAGGAGCAGATAGGAGATGAGTATGAAACAAGGAGTGCATCTTGAGCGAATTGAACACCGAGATGGGAAGGCAGATGCGAATTCACAACCTGGCAGCGATGGTGCTGGATGTGAAGGCCAAAGGTCTGTTGGACGGATGGAGGGATTACATCCACGACCAGCAATTGCAGTCTGGAATCTCGAACGAGGAAATGCGTCAAGCGCTTGCAAAACTCTCCAAGCAGGCTGCACCGGTAAATGTGATCAAGGCCAGGGATGCCTGGCTCAACAGGAAGGGGTGAGGGGATGAACGAGTTCATTTTGCTGATCTGCATCTACGCCGTGTTGATGTCGTTCTTTCTCAGGAACAACTCTGTGTTCAGCAGTCGCATGCAGTTCCTCTTCAAAACAGATGTAGAGCGCCGGCTGTTTGATGCGCTTCCTAGCTATGAAGAAATGCTCTACCACCCCAAGCATTGGGGCCGCTGGACAAAGGCTCAATGGGCCGAATACGCAAACCGAGTAGCGAATAAGTGAGGTAAGAGGATGAAGCCAAAACTGATCAAGAGCAATGGCGTCTGGCACTGCGCTCTGGTGTCGGCACTGCGCGGGTTTGTAGGCCTGGGCTACACGCCGGCCGATGCGTACCAAGACTGGCTGACTGGTGGTGCGCGATGACTGAGCGCCTGGAATTCGAGCTCCACAACCCCATGCAGGCCAAGTTGGCCCTCAAGGGCCAGCTGTTCCCATTCCTGGCCAATGTGCTGCAGGGTGGTGGCCGCTGGGTGCTGACTGTCACCCGCCGCAAGCGCACCCAGCCGCAGAACCGTCGCTATTGGGGGCAGGGCGTCCTCGCCCAAGTGGCATCCCAGGCGGTGGTCAACGGGAAGCAGTTCAGTGCCGAGACCTGGCACGAGATGTTCAAGCGCATGTTCATTGGCGTGGATGAGCTCCCCAATGGGGAGTTGATCGGCAAGAGCTCTACCAAGCTGACCACGGCCGAGTTCAGCGAGTTCTGCACCAAGGTTGAGGCATATGCCGCTACCGAGCTGGGTGTGACGTTTTACGACCTGGAGGGCCGATGAAGCCCTTCAACCCCAAGCCGCGCCAGTGCAAGGCCTGCCCGCAAACCTTTGTGCCGGTCCGCCCGATGCAGACAGTCTGTTCGCCCCGCTGCGCCATGAAGAAGGTGCGGCAGGACAAAGCAGAGGAACGCGCAAAGGTCAAGACGCGCAAGGAGAAGAGCCTGACCCCATCTCAGCGCCGGGCCCGCGCTCAGGTGGAGGTGAACGCCTATGTGCGGCTGCGCGATGCTGACTTGCCCTGCATCTCCTGCGGTCGGTTCCACGAGGGCCAGTGGCACGCAGGGCACTACAGGAGCCGTGGCGCTGCTATCAATCTTGCACTTGATCCGCGCAATATTCACAAGCAATGCCAGCCCTGCAATACCCACCTACACGGCAACGCCATCGCCTACCGCGCTGGCCTCGTTGAGCGGTACGGGCTTGCCTTTGTTGAGGAGCTGGAGGCAGACAACACGCCGCGCCACTACACCGATGCCGATTTTGACGCCATCCGAGACGAATACAGAGCAAAGATAAAAGAACTGAAAGGTAGACCATGAGCATCACAGCAGAGCGTTACACAGCAGCAATGCATTCCAGCGACCTTTCGGACGAAGCCCACAAGATCGGCCAGGTGGACCTGATCAAGGCAAGCGGCATGAGCAAGGCCAGTGTTGCGTCCCACTACCTGCGGATCATCACAAAGCCCAGCCGGTCGGACATTGAGCGCATGCATGCCGAGCTGGTTCACGAAGGCACGGCCAAGAAAGTCGCATCGCCCCACGACTCCGCCACTGAGGCCATGGCCTGGTTGATCGACCAGAAGTGCAAGCCCTGCAATGGAACGGGCCTCAAGGTCAAGGAAGCCAAGACCTACACCTGTTCCAAGTGCAAGGGCACGATGCTGGCCCGCGAGCCCAGCAGCAAGGATGCCCAGCTGCTGATCGACCACGTTATGGACTGCAAGCGGACACACAGCAACAACATGAATAAACTGTTGCGCCCACGGTGAAATTCTGATATTCTCGGCAGCGTTGAGAGGTTGTTTTATTAACCACGCTTGCAACGGTAGTTGTTGGCCCTCAACCATGAATCACTTGCCGAGCTGTTGTGGCTCGGCAAGGCCTTAGATGGCGGAGCGTTTCCGCTTCTAGGGCCATCACACATGCTGATTGACATCCTTCTAGAGGGTGGTTGGCGTTGTCAGCTCTGCCCCGGCGACAGCAGCAACACAGCCAGGGAGATCCTGGCGGGCCACAGTCAGCAGTTGTGATGAAGTAAGGCGCCAGTAACCACTGCTTCGGGAGGTGGGTAGCCTGGATGTTTATCGACGGACGAACTTGGCTGTGCACGGCTGGGGTAGTCGCTGGAACCGTCACCAGCAGCCCGAGCCCCCTGATCTGCCAATTGCCCTCCCTTCCAGGCCCCACGCCTTGGGTAGTTGGCGGTTCAGGTGGTATAGTCAATTCGCAGCATGTGGCAAGCAAGATCCGGTGGATTTCAAAGTATGTTGGCACCCTGTGTATTCCCGCCCGTAATTGGGTCTGAATACGCGCCGCGCCAAATTTAGCGGAGAAGCCCTTAAGCCGAGGAGGCTCCGATCACATGCTGCACCTAACTCCCAGCCTCGCCAAGTGCGGGGCTTTTTCATGTCAGCTGCAGCAAGCGCGGCCCGCACCCGAGCGGTATGAAGGTGCGGCATCTCCTACTGAGAGCTTCCCAGTGCTTGAAGAAGCGAACAGCAACCCCAGCCCATGAGGGTTGTCTGATGGGGTACGAATACCAAGGCCAGCCAAGTGCTGGCTTTTCTTTTGGAGCAAGCCATGAGCCTAAGACGAAAGATAGCCCTGTGGCTGTGCCCTGAGTTGCGCCAACCCGAAGAGGCGCAATGCATAGGTAGCGCGCAGGCATGGGCCGAAAATGTGTCTGCGATGTCCACTCTGTGCAGGGAAAACGCCATTCATGCCCACCGGGAAGCAGACAAAGCAGCTTGGAAGGCAGAGGTGCTGGAGCAGCTGAAGACCATCAGCCAGGCAGTCATCGGCGTCACCGAGAACGGCAATGCCATGAAGGTGACCGTCCTCAAATAACCAGTTACCGCAGGGCAGGCTCTCCGCACACGCGACCTACACACTTGGAGCCTAGCCCCTGCGAACCGATAGGAGAGAGCCATGGGATTGAAGACACTCAAGCCCAGGCTACAGGCTCACACCAGTAGCAGGCTGGCAACCCTCAAGACGCAGACCACAGTCCAGAAGGCACGCACTCGCGGCCGGGCCTGGATGGAGATTCGCAAGCAAGTCTTTGCCCGTGACCAAGGAGCCTGCGCAGTATGTGGGCGGGTCAGCCTCTCCAATGAGGTGGACCACGAGATTGCCCTGATGCACGGCGGGACTGACGACCTGTCGAACCTTCGATTGCTCTGCCAGGAGCACCACCGGGAAAAGAGCGCCCAGGAGCTGCGCAAACCGAGAGGGTAGCTCACCCATCAACCCTGAGATGATCGCGCCTCTTAGGCTGGTCCAGAGGGGAGGGGGTGGGTGAAAGTCCAGAGGGTGAAGGGCTGGAAACGCCCCGTTTCTCTCACGCAGAGAAATTATCCCCCTATTCAAATAAATCAAATGGAGTAGCCATGGCTGGAGTCAAAGGACGCAGCGGCGGCGCGCGTTCTGGCGCCGGCCGCCCCCCTAAAGAGCCCGAATATCTGAACCTGAGCGGCATGTATGACGAGCCGGACAAGTTCTTGAAGGCGGTGATGAATGACAGCGGCAGTGAAGCCAAATTGAGGGTGGATGCCGCTAAGGCGTTGCTATCGGCGCAAGTCCGTCGCGCCGAGAGTGGCGGCAAGAAGGATCTGCAGAAAGATGCAGCAAAGCGCGCAGGTGCAGGGCGATACGCCTCCGCCGCGCCCCCACTTCGTGTGGTTAGCAAGTAGAGAGTGAAAAATGCAACCCAGTTGGACAACAGCAATGCCCGACTGGGCGGATCGAATCCGCGAGGGTCGATCCATCATCCCTCCGCCGATTTTCCCAGATGAGGCAGAGGCGGGCTTGGAGGTTTTGCGGGAACTCCGGATTGTGGATGCGCCAGGAAGCCCAAAGATCGCTGACGCTAGCGGCCAATGGGTGTTTGATCTTGCCGCCTCAATTTTTGGCGCCTACGACGCTGAGAGTGGCCGACGACTCATCAAAGAGTGGTTTGTCATGCTGCCAAAGAAGAATTTCAAGTCGGGCCTGGCGGCTTCGATCATGCTGACGACCCTGATCCGAAACTGGCGGCAGTCCGCAGAGTTCACCATTCTCGCTCCCACACTCGAAGTGGCGGCGAACAGCTTTGGCCCAGCCAAGGATATGGTGAACTACAAGGATGAAGAGGAAGAAGACGGCGAACTCTCCGATCTGATCCAGGTGCAAACGCACGTCCGGACACTCACGCATCGCGAGAAGAACGCGACACTCAAGGTGATTGCTGCCGATGCGAATAGCGCAGCTGGCAAGAAGTCCGTCGGTGTACTGGTAGAGGAGCTTTGGCTATTTGGCAAGCAAGCTAAAGCCAAAGACATGTTGCGCGAAGCAACGGGCGGTCTTGCGTCTCGGCCAGAGGGCTTTGTGATCTACATCACCACCCAGGCGGACGAGCCGCCTGCTGGGGTCTTCAAGGAAAAGCTGGACTATGCCCGTGATGTGCGGGACGGCAAAGTAATAGACCCGCAGTTTGTGCCTGTCATCTTCGAGCATCCGCCAGAAATGGTGGAGAGTGGAGAGTGTCGGAAGCTAGAGAACTTGCCTATGGTGAACCCAAACCTGGGGTTCTCGGTGGACAGGGAATATCTGGAGCGCGAGTATCGCAAGGCTGACGCCGAGGGCGAGGCATCGCTCAAGGGCTTCTTGGCGAAGTACGGCAATGTCGAAGTCGGCATGAACCTCCGCGCGGACCGCTGGGCCGGCGCCGACTTCTGGGCGCAGAACGCTGATAAAGCCGTCTCCCTGGAGTTCATCCTGGAGAACTGCGAAGTAGTCACGGTTGGCATCGACGGTGGCGGCTTGGATGACTTGCTGGGCCTGACGGTCCTCGGGCGGATGTCGGACGGAAAGTGGCTCGCATGGAGCCACGCCTGGGCCCATCCCTCGGTCTTGGAGCGGCGCAAGGAAGTTGCCCCGCGCTTGCAGGACTTCGCCAAGGATAAAGACTTGACCATGGTCAAGCAGATCGGAGACGACCTGGAAGACGTAGTGCAAATCTGTGAGCAGGTCTACGAATCGGGCCTGCTGGACAAGATCGGCATCGACCCGGGCGGCATTGGCAGCATCTTGGACTCCCTGCAGGAAACCGGCATACCGCACGACCAGATTGTTGGCGTGGCCCAGACCTGGCGTTTGTCAGCGGCCATCAAGACGGTTGAGCGCAAGCTGGCCGGCGGAGTGTTCGGCTTCGCAGAGTCGCCAATGATGAATTGGTGCGTGGGCAACGCCAAGATCGAAATCAAGGGCAGCAATGTCTACATCACAAAGCAGGCAGCGGGCACGGCAAAGATCGACCCGCTGATGAGCCTGTTCAACGCAGCCTACCTGATGGCCGAGAACCCCGAAGCAAGGGGAGGGCTGGACGACTGGCTTAGCGACCCTATACGGACGGGCAAAGCATGAAATCTAAAACAGGAGCCAGCCTGGCCGGCCGAGTGCGCGCCGCCATTGACGGCTGGGTGCGCTCGTTCAGCCTGCGCGACAAAGATCTGTACGTAGATCGCGTCATGGACAGCGAAGCCGGGGTGGATGTCACCCCTAAAGCTGTCATGCAGGTGGATGCGGTTTGGAGCTGTGTCCGCCTCATCTCGGAGACGATTGCCACCCTTCCGCTGTCCATCCATGAGAAAACGTCGGCCGGCAAGCGTCTGGCCAGCCATCACCCGCTGCACTTCGTCATCCACGACCAGCCCAATGCGGATTCGACCGCATCGGTGTTCTGGGAGGCGCTAGTCGCCTCGATGCTGCTGCGCGGCAATGGCCGGGCGGAGAAGCTTTATGTGGGCGACAAGCTGGTGGGCCTGGCTTTCCTCGACCCAAACAAGCTGGTGATAACCCGCGACATCAACGGTCGCAAGATTTACCAGTATCCACGGCCCGACGGCACGCCCAGGACTATTCCGGTCAGCCGGATCTGGACAATTCCCGGGTTTACCTTGGATGGCGAAACCGGCGTTTCGGTGATTTCTTACGGCGCCAAGGTGTTCGGCGCGGCGATGGCGGCAGAGCGGACCGCAGCGCGGACGTTCCGTAATGGCATGCTGCCGACCGTCTATTACAAGGTTGCAGCATTCCTCAAGCCGGATCAGCGGCGCATGTTCAAGACGGAGATTGCCGGCTCTGTGGAGCGTGGCGAAGCCCCGGTGCTGGAAGGCGGTACGGACGTAGGCACGGTTGGGATCAACCCGGTTGACGCCCAGTTGCTGGAGTCTCGATCGTTCTCGGTGGAGTCGATCTGCCGCTGGTTCCGCGTCCCGCCTTGGATGGTAGGACACACTGAGAAGTCCACCAGTTGGGGGACGGGTATCGAGCAGCAAATGATCGGGTTCCTCACCTTCACGTTGGGCCCGTGGCTGCGCCGAATCGAACAGGCCATCAACAAGGACCTGCTCACCCCTGGTGAGCGAACCCGGTTCTATGCCAAGTTCGCGGTGGAAGGCCTGCTGCGCGCTGACAGCGCCGGCCGGGCTGCTTTCTACGCTGCGATGGTGAACAACGGGATTCTGACCCGTGACGAAGTCCGCGAATTGGAAGATCGGGAGCCGATGGGGGGGAACGCTGCGGTGCTGACCGTGCAATCCGCCATGACCACGTTGGATGGCTTAGGCCAAGACGCTGGAGCAGATCAAGCAAATCAGGCCCGGGCCGCTGTTCGCGCGTTCCTGGGCTTCGACGAAGAGCCAACGAAAGGCTGACACATGAGCATCAAGAATTTACCGGTGGCCCCGACGGGTCGGCCGAGCGCAAGCGTGCGCAGCGAAATCCTGCCCCGCGCCATGGAGCGCTGGAGCCCCGAGGTGCGCGCTGCTGACCGGGACGAAGAGCGCTCCATCAGCATCTATGACGCCATCGGCTACGACCCGTGGACCGGCGAGGGTGTGACAGCCAAGCGCGTGGCCGCCGCGCTGCGCAGTCTTGGCAAGGGCCCTGTCACGGTGAACATCAACAGCCCTGGCGGCGACATGTTCGAGGGCCTGGCCATCTACAACCTCCTGCGAGAGCACGAGGGCGAGGTGAATGTCAAGGTTCTCGGCCTGGCAGCTTCTGCTGGCTCGGTGATCGCCATGGCGGGTGACACGGTGCAGATCGCCCGTGCGGGCTTCCTGATGATCCATAACGCTTGGGTTGTGGCGATGGGCAACCGCAACGATATGCGCGAGCTGGCCACCTGGCTGGAGCCGTTCGACGCGGCCATGGCAGACATCTACTCCACCCGCACCGGTCTGGAATCCAAGGCGGTCGCCAAGCTCATGGACTCCGAGTCCTGGATTGGCGGCGCTGCAGCGGTGGAGCAAGGATTTGCAGACGAGTTGCTTGCCTCCGACCAAGTGGGCAAGGGCGGCGGTGGTGCAAACGCATCGGCTGTCCGGCGCCTGGAAGCCGCGCTGCGGCACGGCGGCATGCCCAAGAGCGAGGCGGTACGCCTCATCAGCGAGTTCAAGTCCAGTGTGGGCGATCCCACTGGCAGCGGCGAGGGAGATCCCGCCGAGCGCAACCGCAAGGTTGACATCAGCGAAACAGCGGCGTTGGCCGCATCCCTCACCACTATCCTTTGAAAGGGCATCCCGTGCCACAAATCGACGACGATATCAAGCAGATCAACGCCAGCCTGAAAACTGTTGGCGACCAGATCAAGACCCACGCAGAGACCGCTGCAAAGAACGCAGAACTCAGCGCCGAAACCCGCACCCAGGTGGACGCATTGCTGCTCAAGCAGGGCGAGCTGCAGGCTAACCTGCAAAGCGCCCAGCAACTGCTGGCCAAGCTGGAAGCCAATGGCGCAGGCGGCGACGTTCAACACCAAAGCCTGGGCCAACAGTTCGTCAACAACGACGATGTGAAGGCGTTCCTGAGCAAGACCACTCCTCGCGGCCGTGCTGATCTGACCGTCAAGGCGGCCATCACCAGCCTGACCACTGATGCTGATGGTTCTGCCGGCGACCTGGTGCAAACCACCCGTCTGGCTGGCGTGCAAGCGCTGCCCCAGCGCCGCATGACGGTGCGTGACCTGCTGACCCCTGGCAACATGGACGGCAACGCGCTGGAGTACGTGAAGGAAACCGGCTTCACCAACAATGCCGGCATGGTGGCAGAAGGCGCCAAGAAGCCCGAGTCCAGCATCAAGTTCGACCTGGTGAGCACCACCGCCAAGGTGATCGCGCACTACATGAAGGCATCGCGCCAGATCCTGAGCGACGCCTCCCAGCTGGCAAGCCTGATCGACGGCCGCCTGCGCTACGGCCTGGCGTTCAAGGAAGAGCAACAGCTGCTGAACGGCGACGGCACCGGCCAAAACCTGCTGGGCATCATCCCCCAGGCCACCGCGTTCGCTGCCCCGTTCGACCCTGCCGGCACCGAGACGAACATCGACAACATCCGCCTGGCATTCCTGCAGGCTGAGTTGGCCGAGTTCCCATCGACCGGTGTGGTGATGAACCCCATCGACTGGGCGCGCATCGAACTGCTCAAGGACACCACAGGCCGCTACATCATCGGCAACCCTCAAGGTGTGCTGGGCGCCACGCTGTGGAACCGCCCTGTGGTGACCACCCAGGCCATCACCGTGGACAAGTTCCTGGCCGGCGCGTTCAAGCTGGGCGCGCAGGTGTTCGACCGCTGGCAAGCCCGTGTGGAAGTCGCCACCGAGAACGAAGACGACTTCGTGAAGAACATGGTCACGGTCCTGGCCGAAGAGCGTTTGGCTCTGGCCGTGTACCGCCCAGAAGCCTTCATCTACGGCGACTTCGGCAACATCACCTGATCGGCCGGGCCCGCTTCGGCGGGCCTGTCCTTTCCCACTGGGAGACAGCAATGCTAATCAAGTTCAAGAAGCCAGACCCGCGCGCCGGGATGACGGTACGCATGGACAGCAGCCGCGGTCAACAGCTGGTTGATGGCGGCGCCGCCGACAAGGTGAGCGAGGTGGATGGCGCTGTGCTGAAAGACCAGCAAGAACCTGCTTCGGCGGCTGTCGCCGAGCCTGAGGCATCCAAGCCAGCAGCGAAGAAAGCGACGCGGGGTACGAAGTGAGCCTCATCGACCTTCCAACTGCAAAGCTGCATCTGCGAGCGGATGGGTCCTATGAAGACGATCTGATCCAGCTCTACATCGATGCGGCCGAGTCCAACGCTATCAGTTTCCTCAATCGGAACGTGTATCCAACCCAAGCGGACCTGGATGCGGCGGCCGAGCCCGAGGAAGCCTTGCCGATGGTGATCAATTCTGCTGTGCGTGCGGCCATCCTGCTGATCGTCGGCCACCTCTACGCCAACCGCGAAGAGAACGTGCAAGGTGCAGTGAACAAGCTCCCCATGGGGGCGCACGCGCTGCTGTACCCGCACCGGGTCGGATTGGGAGTTTGACATGCTGACAGCCGGCCAACTACGCAACCGCGTCGAGTTCCTCCGCAAGACCCGCATCAAGGACACTGCCGGCCAGTACGTCGATGAATGGGTGACCGTAGTCACGACCTGGGGCGATTTTCGCAACAAGTCTGGCATGGCCACCATCAAATCTGACGCGCAGGCCAGCATGACAAGCTCATCGCTGCGGATTCGCTACCGGACAGACATCACCCCTGACATGGTGGTGCAGCTGGACGGGCAGAAATTCGACATTGAAGCTGTTTTGCCTGACCGGGCCCAGCGCAAGTTTGTGGACCTGGTGCTAAAGGTGGCTCAATGAAAGTCAGTTTTGAATTTGCTACCGAGAGGCTGGAAGAAAGGCTGTCCACCTATGCCAAGCAACTTGCAGAACGGGCGGCCCCCACAGCTTCCTTGTACGGTGCGCGGATCTTCTATAAGGAGATTCAATTGGAGGTGCCAAGATCGGTAAAAGGCCACTATTTCTCTATTCGAGGAAGTAAACGCCATTGGTTTGAGCCGGGAAGTCTTGCGAAGGCCATGTATATCGGCTTCGACTATAAAAAGAGTACCGATAAAACCAAGGTCTATAAAATTGGCTGGGTCCATAAAGAAGCCCCGTACGGCTACATGGTGGCGCGGGGTACAAAATTGGAGTCAGGTGGCGCGAGAAGCCCGGCCAATCCATTTATGCGCCGCTCATATGCGCAGGCGCAACATGAGGCAAAGAAAGCCGCAGTCGCCCGATTCATGGAAGTGGCAAAGGAGGTGCTGGATGGCCGTTGAGCAAACCCTGTACAGCCTTTTGACCACCGTCTGCCCTGATGTGTTCGCCGACTTCGCCGAAGAGCCCATGCCAAGCGGTGACTTTGTGGTGTACCAGCAGATTACGGGCGATGTGATCAACCCGATTGCCAACGATGTGCCCGACCTGCGCAATTCGCGCATGCAGATCACTGTATGGAGCAAGAGCCGCATCCGTGCAAACAACCTGTCCCGGCAGATCGAGGATGTCCTGCGCACCACCGAACTGTTCCAGGCCAGGCCGGAGACGGCGCTGACCAACGACTTCGACGAGGAAGTGAAGCTGCGCGGCTCCCGCCAGGACTTCTCGATCTGGTGGAAGTGACCCCCTAAACCAACCGAATGCCGCCGAAAGGCGGTTTTTTTGTGCCCGACGAGGGCGAAACCGACCCGCTATGCGATTGCGCAGGCGGGTTTTTTCATTTCCGAAAGGCCCAAAAATGGCTTATGAAGTATCGACCGGCACCCGGTTCGCAATCTCGACGGGGTTTGGCGCGCCAGTGTCCGTAACCTCCATCACCAACGCAGCGCCGCCTGTGATCGCTGCGCCGGCCCACGGCCTGGTGGCAAAAGATCCCTTCCTGCTCAACACGGGCTGGGAGGACATGAACGACTCCATCTTGCGTGTCGGCTCGGCCACCACGGGCGCCATCACCCTGGAAGACGAAGACACCACCGATGTGATCCAGTTCCCTCCAGGTTCGAGCGCCGGCACGGTCCGCCCCATCACTGGCTGGACCGAGCTGCAGCAGGTCAGCGAAATCAGCCCTACCGGCGGTGAGCAGCAGTACGCGGAATTCGCGCCTCTGTCGCAAAAGTACGGCATCAAGATCCCGACGACCCGCTCTGCGATGAGCTGGGAGCTGACATTTGGCTGGGATCCCACCCTGCCAGGCTACAAAGCCGCTGTCCAGGCATCGCGTGCCAACCGCTTGGTGGCGATTCGCATGGCCCTGCCCAATGGTGGCTCGATCAGCTACGCCTACGGCTACATCAGCGTGCAGGAGACCCCTGTGGTGGCCTCCAACGCCGTGACCACCGGCAAGCTGACCCTGTCGATGCTGCGCCCCATCAAGACCTACAAGTAAAGGTCGCCACGCCCGCTTTGAATCCTCAAGGCGGGTTTTCATGCCCGTCAGGTAGCTCCTGCACGGGCCTTTTTGTTTCAGAAGAAGGAAATCCATCATGGCGAAGTCTCTCGCATCGTTTGCACCCGCTCCCACTTTCAAGGGCATCGCTGATGTGCCGGTCGCAGGTCGCGGCCCACAACCTCTGACCCTGACGTTCCGCTTCCACGACACCGAAGCGATGAAAACTCTGTCTGCCGAGTTCACCGAACTGCAGGAGAAGTACAAAGCCACCGCTGAATCCCCTCTGAGCGACGAGCAAGAGAAGGACATGCGCCTGGACCAGGCCAAGCTGATCACCAAGATCGCCGATGGCTGGGAGTTCACCGACGAGTTCAACGTCGAGAACCTGTCCAAGTTCTTCGTCACCCACGCGTTTGCCTTCGGCGCCATCGTGACCGGCTTCTTCCAGGCTCATTCGGGCGCCAAGGTAAAAAACTGATTGAGCTGGGCCGGGAGCTGTTTGGCGACCGGTCCAGTCCTCAACAACTGGTGGCAATGGGCTTTCCTGCCGAGATGATCCAGGAGAAAGAGCCCCTTGTCTGCTACCCAGACCACGAGCTGGCCTATCGGTGCTTCATCGACAACTCCAGCCAGTGGCGCGCCGGCATGGGCGGCATCTACGCGCTTGACTACAACGTGATCTATAGCTGGCTGGATGCCGAGGGCATCAAAAAGCGCGAGCGCAACCAAGTCGTACGCGAAATCAGCCTGTTGGAGCGCGGCGCCTTGGAGGTCATGCAAGAGCGCAGGGAGCAGCAAGAGCGATCCCGCAAGAAATAGCCCATCTCGGTGGGTTTTCTCATTTCTAAGGCTCGCTTCGGCGAGCCTTTTCTATTGGTACTGCTATGGCTGATAACGACGCACTGATCAGAGTTGGAACCGACACATCGGGCGTCGAAACCGGGATGCAGAGGGCAACCAAGAGCATCAAGGACTTCGGCAAGACCGTCCAGGACGAGTCGAGCAAGGGAGCCAGCAGCGTTGACCGCCTGGGTGAGTCCGTCAAGAAGCTGGGCCCAGCCACTGACTCCAGCATGAAGGTGTCTGAGCGCGCCTTTAAAGGCTGGTCCTCAGAGGTTACCCGCGCCGCAACGCAGATCCAGGCGGCCGGGGACAAGGTCCGTGAGTTTGAGCTGAAAGCCCAACTCAAAGGCTTTTCGCCCAACATGTACAAGCCGCAGATCGATGCTCTGCGCGCTGTGATTGCCGAGCAGGACCGGCTGCGCGCCTCCAATACCAATTTGGGCATGTCCGCCGCTGCCACTGCGGCCGCGATGCGCAATGTGCCGGCGCAGTTCACCGATATCGTGGTGAGCTTGCAGGCTGGCCAAGCGCCCATGACTGTGCTGTTGCAGCAGGGTGGTCAACTCAAGGACATGTTTGGCGGCGTTGGAAATGCAGCCAAGGCCATTGGTGGCTACATCTGGGGGCTGGTGAATCCGTTCACGCTGGCTGCCGCGGCCCTTGCTGGGTTCGCTGTAGCGGCGCTCTCCGCAGAAAAGACGCTGCGCACTGAAGCGTCCTGGCAGACCTATGCCACGGCGACAGGCCGGGCGGTTGGTCTGTCTGTTGAGAGCTTCAAGAGCTTGCGCGATGAGATGGCGCTGCTGCCTGGAGTGAGCAAGGCGACGGCAGCCACTGTTATTGCCGAATTGGCAACAATGCGCGATCTGAGCACGACTTCGCTCAAGGGCATTGCAAAAATCGCCTCTGACGTTGCTGTGCTTATGGGCACAGACATGCCAACTGCGGCAAAGGATTTGGCTAGAGCCTTCGTTGATCCGGCCAAGGGTGTAGTCGAGTTGAATGGGCAACTCAAGGTTTTCAGCGCTACGCAGATCGCGGCGATTGAGGCCTTGGCAGAAATGGGAGATAAGGCGGGGGCTCAGGCCCTGATGTTGGACACCCTCAAGCAAGCGTCTGCAGGCCTGGCTACGCAAGGGCTTACCCCCTTGCAGCAGGCAACGAACAATTTCGGCAATGCCTGGGACACCGCCATGAAGTCCCTGAATGGCGCTGGCGGGACGCTGCGCGCTGTCAATACGCTCATGGCAGGCCTTGTCCAACACACCACAGACGCGGTGAACTGGCTGTCCAAGTTGAAGCTGCCGAAGGAGATGGAGGATCTGTTCAAGGGTGGCTTGAATGGAATGGTTTACGGCTGGATCGCCGGTTCGCCAAAGCCTGCCTTCACTGGTGGCGCGTCTGGCAGCTTCGGGCCGAACACCGGCGGTGCGTCTGGTAGTTTTGGCCCTCCTGATGCGGATCCAGAAACGGAGGCCTGGAACAACCGGGTAGCGGCCCTGCGGGCCGCTACGGACCGCTACAAAGCAACCGCCCAGCAGATGGTGGACCTGCGGAAGAACGCCAGCGACCTAAGCGACGCCATTGCAAAGTTGACGAGCAGAGGCGACGGCCAATCCGAGCTGGCGAACAAGCTGCGGGAGAACCTGGCCGGCGTCAATGAGCAGTTGGCCACCCTGGCCAAGCGGGGTGAGGATCGCAGTGGCGCTGCCGCCATCAAGAAGGAGATCAACGACTACAACCAGCTGGCCGCGACCATCCAGGGGAAGATCGACCTCAACCGAGAGGAGGAGCGCTACTCCGGCAATTTGAACGATGCCAAGAAGGCCGAGATCAAGCTGGATGCTGACCTAAACGCTGGAAAGCTCAAACTGACTGCTACGCATGAGGCCGATTTGCGCGCTCGCATTGCAATCTGGAAGGCCCAGGAGCAGGCCAAGGAGGTGACAAAGCGCGAAGTCGAAGCGTACAAGGAACAGGTGGCTGCGCAGGACGAGGCAGCCAAGGCTTACGTTCGGCTGTACGACGGCATGACGAAGGCACGTTTGGCTATTGATGCTCTGCAAACGTCCACCAGCAATGACACTGAGCGCCTGCGCCTGGAAGCCTCGCTTATTGGCGGAACGAACACGCAGCGCCGTATCACGCTGCAAATCTACGATCTCCAGATTGCACGCAAGAAAGAACTGCAGCGGCTGGACGAAACAGACTTTGCAACGGCGAAAGATCGCGCCGAGGCAGAGCAGCGCATCAACGACATCTACGACCAGCGCGGTGAAAACATCAAGAAGTCGGTCAATATCGAAGAGTGGAGCGCGACGGTCCAGCAGGTAGAGGACATCTTCGTCAACGGCTTTGCCGACATGATGAACAACGGCAAGTCCGGCTGGGAATCGTTCTGCAAGTCTCTCAAGACATCGTTTTCCACCATGGTGGCGAAAGAAATCTATGCGATGTTCGCCAAGCCATTCGTGGTGCAGTTGCTCGGCTCGTTCATGGGAATTGCTGGCGGTGGTGCTGGAGGGTCTGCGTTGCAGGCGGCGACAGGGGGCGGCGATATTCTGTCCCTTTTGTCGCTTGGGAAAAACATCTTTTCAGCGATTACCGGCGGATTTGCCAGCCTTAGTCTGAGTGTTAGCAACACTGTTGCTGTTGGCATGGCGAATTTGGGTGGCACTGGATTGGATGGGATGCTGGCAGCCAATGGCGCTTATGGGACCGCTGGGACTGGAGCTGGTATTGCTGGTATGGCTGGCACCGCAGCGGCATATGGTGCCGGAGCTTTAGGGGGTATTTACGGGGGCCGCTTTATCGGTGGCGGCTACTCGCTCAATGGTGGCTCTGGCAACGGAGTCATCAATGCAGGTACTGCTATCGGAGCCATATTTGGCGGCCCTGTTGGCGCTCTATTGGGCGGTTTGGCTGGTGGTGTGATCAATCGATTGTTCGGCCGCAAGCTCAAGGAATCGGGAATTGAGGGCGACTTCGGTGGCGAGTCGGGGTTTGAAGGTCGCTTGTACAAGTTTTACAAGGGCGGTCTGTTCCGGTCGAACAAAACTTCCTACGAAGAGCTGCCCGAGGAAATGCGCTCTGCGCTGGGCAACCAGTTCCTGGCAATGGATGAATCCATCCGTGCCATGGCAGGGGCTGTGGGCCTGGGTGGGGAGGCTTTGGACGGCTTCACAGCCAAGATCAAGGTCAACCTCAAGGGCCTGAGCGAAGAGGAAGCCACCAAGAAGCTGCAGGAGGAGTTCCAGAAGATCGCCGATCAGATGGGCGGCCTGGTGCTCACCAGTGAGGAGTACACCCGGGCCGGGGAAACCCAGCTTGAGGCGCTCACCCGTTTGTCGACCTCGATCACGCTGGCAAACGAGTGGTTCAAGGCCATCGGGGACACCCTGTATGCCGTGAGCCTGGCGGGTGCCGACATGGCCTCGGAGCTGATGGATGCCTTTGGCGGAGCAGATAAGTTCGCCGCAGCAACCAGCAACTACTACGACAAGTTCTACACGGATCAGGAGAAGGTCGCGAACCAAACGCGGCTTTTGAATGAGGCGTTGAAAAAGCTTGGCGTGGAGTCGATGCCCACCAGCCGGGATGCATTGCGGGAGTACATCAACGGGATTGACCTATCCACCGAGGCTGGCCGCAAGCTGTATGCCGCGATGATCGGCCTGGCTGATTCGTTCGATGTGGTCTACACCTCTGCCGAGAACATCGCCGCGATGAAGGAAGACCTGAACGTGCAGCTTCTGCGCGCCCAGGGCAAGGACGACGAGGCGACGAAGCTTGAACGTGCAAAGCAGTTGAAGGAGCTTGAGAAATACAAGGACCCTGAGCTGATTCGCATGCAGGTGGAAGTGTGGAACGCCGAGGACAAGGCCAAGAGCGACGCCGCAGCCAAGCAAGCTGCTGAGGACCTGGCCGCAGAGATGGCGGCTGCGCAAAAGGCCGCCAAAGACCTGGCCATGAAGAACCTGGAAGCCGCTGTCTCCCGTGAAAAGGAGTACTGGAACCAGTTCTCCGCAGATGCTAAGGACGCGCTGACCAAGGCATCGAGCTACTTCGACCTGGTGACCAATGCGGCTAAGTCGCTGCGGGATTCGATCGAGGACAGCGCAAGCTGGTCGGCTGCGGCCGGCATGGTGTACATCGAGCAGGCCTTGGACCGCGCCCGCAAGGGTGGGGGACTGTCGGACCTCGATGCGACCAAGTCGGCCATTGAAGCGGCTACCGGTGGCCTCGTCATGGACAACTACGCCACCCAGGCGGAACTTGACTATGACAAGAAGGTCCTTGCTGGCCAGTTGGACGAGCTCGGAGGCTATGCCGAGTTGGCCAAGTCGGATGCCCAAAAGCAAATCGACCTGGCCAACGCGCAGATCAAGCGCCTGGATGACACGCTCACGTTCTGGAAGGAATACGGCGAAGAGCAGGTAGATGCAACGATGAGCGTTACTGACGCTGTCAACGCCCTCTACAAGCTGCTGGACCCCAAGGAGCAAGAGCGCATCCGCAAGGAAGAAGCGGCCAAGGCTGGTGTGGGCGGTGGTTCTGCCCCAGGCTACACCCCCACGGGCGGTGGCAGTCTGGGCGGTACGGTCGCCGGATCGAACCGGGTCACGGTAGTGGGCTTGACTGCTGACGGGCGCGCCATCTTCAGCAATGGTGAGGTTGGCAAAACCCCAGCGGGCCAGACCACCTACAACAGCACCGGCCAGATGAACAGCAACGGCTACTCCCTTGCGGAGTTCGAGCGGTTCAAGACCAGTGGGGAGTTTGAGTGGGTGCCGGAAAAGAACGAGTGGCGCAAGCGCGCATCGTTTGCCGTAGGGACCAACTATGTGCCTTACGACATGACGGCCAACATTCACCAGGGCGAGCGGATCATCCCGGCAGCCGACAACCGGGCCTTGATGGCTGCGGTGCAGAGCGGAGGCAGTGGCAATGCTGAGTTGCTCAATGCTGTCAATCGTCTTGAGCAAAGGCTCGCTGCCATTGAAGACAACACTGGGGCAAGCAGAGACGACACTCGAAAGATGCGTTCCGATATAGGTCAAGTCACCAATAACGGCACCGTGATGGACGTGAATATTACCAACCGAGCCATACCGGTTCGAACCTCCTAAGAAAGGCGGGATTATGGCAATTGTCCTAGTCCCCATTCCAATCACTGACACCATGCTGCAGCCGGGCACCGTCCCGGCTGTTGACATTGATGCAGGCGAAGTGGCGTGGGTATCGGGTCAGACGGTTGCTGTTGGAGTTGAGCGGGTCTACAAGAATCGCGTATGGAAATGCGCTGTTGTGCCTACCAATCCTGCAGTCACACCAGACAACGATCCAATAGCTTGGAATGATATGCGGCCCTCCAACAGGAGCGCTCCTTTTGATGTTCAGGTGCAAACCAGGCCAGTTGGAAGGAAGGGGTCAGCCAAGTACATCATCGCAACCAAGTTCGTGTCAGGGCTGGAAGTCCGGAACTTTGCGGGCCAGCGCCTCAAGATCACGGTCAAGGATGCAACAACCAATGAGGATTTGACGCAGCCAGTAGATCGGGCGCTGAAAACTTCTCGTCCAAGCTTATGGAACTATCTCTTTGGTTCCAAAACCCTTATTTCAAGCCACCGCATTGAAGGCATTCAAATGCGCCCTCGTGTGCTGATCACGATTGAGGTAACAGGGGGCGCGACTGAGGATGTAGGGATTGGCTATATCTCCATCGGTTCTTGGGTCACTCTGGGGCTGATGGACGGCAAGCCGGGAACGCTCTATGGAGCTCGCGCAGAAGCGGTGAACTTCACTACTCGAGAGGAAGCGCCAGATGGCACATATCGACAAGTTCCACGGGGCAGTGCAACCAACCTGACTTTGCCGATAGCCATCAATCCAAATGATGCCAATCGGTTCTGGTCATCCATCCAGCAGCTTAAAGACACCCCGGTGTCTGTCTATGCCAGCAGGCTAGAAAAGTATCGCTATCTCTCGACTGTGGGCTTCGTCACGACTGATGCCGTGCCTGAGTCTGGCGTGATTACGAAATTGAATCTTTTTGTGAAGGGAGTCGTGTAATGGCGATTCAACCTGTACCGCCCATTGACCCAGCATTGCCTGAATTTCCGGGGCCGAATACACCAGAGGCGCAGTACGACGACGCGGCCTACAACTGGGGATCTGCGATTCCTGGCTACGGCAATCGTGTGAAGGCCATTGGAGACAATGTCTTCAACAATGCAAATGCTGCGGCATCGATTCTGGCTCTTTGCGAGGATGCACAGCGCCTGACGGAGATGGCCCGTGATACTGCGATGGGGGTCGCAAACTTCAAGGGCGACTGGGTAAATCTCTCAGGCCCCTTGTCGCGTCCGGCTACAGTGCAGCACAACGACAGTGTTTGGCTGCTCATGCGCGATGTTGCCAATGTGGCCGCAGAAGTACCTGGCGTGAGCACGGCGTGGGTCAATCAAACGGCCCGGGTCAGCTCTGTTATGGGGCGCACTGGCGATGTTACTGGCTTGGTCCAAACTACGCTCATAGACCGTGGCGCGGCATTGATGAGTGGTGCCGGCTCAATACAACCGGAGGTGTACTACAGCGCAGGAGCGGCCGGGGCAGATTGGCCGACAAACCAGACGAATGCCCGCTGGGTGTTGGAGACTCCAGGAGGGCTAAACGGTGCTGTGCAGCGTGCCACGCAGACGAATGCGAACGCGCAGCGAGGCTGGGTGTTTGAGCGTTACTGGCAGGGTTCAAACTGGACGGCTTGGGTACGTGTTTTCACTGCATCAACCGTGATGGAGCAGGTAGCACTTCATACCAATGTCTCGGGAGCAATTACCTGTGACCCAGCCGCTGGGTCTATGCAGATGGTCGGTATGGTGGGCAATCTCACGATCAGTATCCCGGCGCCCCGTGCTATGGGCGATCAGCTGACGATACGCATCTATCAAACTGGTAGTTTCTCCTTGACGTTCGGCTCCAATGTTGCATTGCCAGTCGGGGCAACCCTTCCAACGTTAGCTTTTGGTGAGTGGTTGACGGTGACGCTCTGCACCGACAACGGTCTAACTAAGTGGTTTCTGTTCGTCGCTGGGAGGCATGCAGGATGATGGCGCAAAGGATGATTATGAGCGGTGGCAGCGTGGCAATCACGATTGCCGCGTCTGACCGCAGCCCTGACATTGCTGCACTGGCCCGCGCGCGCGGATGGAATGGTACTGGCCAGATTACCTGCACCATCAATGCAGGCGTGGATGTGGCCACACTCACAGTGGCAAACATTCCGGACTGGATGCTTACCCTGGTGGTCCGTGGGCGCGTGGGCGGCGTCTACAACGGCGGCACAGGCATCGTAGCGTTAAGCAAATTCAACCTGAACAATGCGGGTGGAATCATCTTCGGTGGGGGTGGCCAGGGTGGCGCCGGACAGAGCGTCACCATCTTTCGGGGCACTGGTTATTCAGGCACCGGCAACGGGGGCTCAGGCGGGATTGGAGCAGGGTTCAATACTGCGAACCCTCCCGTGATGCTGAATGCATCCTCTGGAAATTCTGGCACATCGCAAACCGTTGGTGGCCCAGCTATCGGCGGTTCTACCCAAGGCGTTGCATATGGCGGCACTGGCGGTTCTGGTGGCTCGATTGGTATGCAAGGTGCAACAGGTAGCGACGGGAGTACAAGCGGCTCCTTTGAATCACAGTATAGGGCCGGGCCTGCTTCAGGCTCACCGGCAGGCTACGCCATCGACGGCATTGCAAACGTGAACATTCTTGCTGCGGGTTCAATCCTCGGCCGAACAAGATAAGGAGATGGTATGTACATCGATATAGAAACTGGCGACTACCCGCTGAGCACGGGCGCAATTATGCTGCGCCATCCGTTGACGGTTTTCCCTGATCCATTCGTCCCTCTTGAGCAGTACGCGCTGGTGGCGGATCAGCCGCAGCCCGCGTTTAATGTGGCCACCCACAAAGCAGTGGAGCTGACCCCACTGGAGACAGAGGAAGGCTATCTGCAGCAGTGGGAAGTCGTGCCACTGAGCGCTGAGGAACTGGCCCAACGGGAAGCCGAGCGCTTGGCAGCCGAGCAGGCCGCTCGGGACGCTGCGCGGGTGACAGTGACCAAGCGCCAGGCGTTGCTTGCGCTGTTCGACATGAAGGGCATCAAAAACGACGACATTGAGGCTCAGATCAGTTTGATCCCCGATGAGGTTGACCGCTACCGGGCCCTGGTGGACTGGCAAGGCTCTGCAGCCATCGAGTCGGACAGCCCCACGGTCTTGCAGCTGGCCGCTGGGCTTAGCTTGACGGAAGCGGACCTGGTGGAGCTGTTCAGCTACGCCCAGGCCATGTAACCCTCTACCTACAACACACAACACAACCCGCCTTGGCGGGTTTCTTATTTCTGAGGGAGTCTTTCGATGCAGAGCACAGACATCAGCATGCCGATTGCAAAGGCGACAAGTGCGGTGACGTTGGCCACGGCCGCGCAAGCCGATGTGGCAGACAAGATCGCCCAGGCGGCCACCGTCAATTCCAGCTTCGAAACCTGGTACTGGGTCAATTCCATCCCGTGGGGGACCATCGCCTCGATTGTGGCTGTGCTCTACACGGGGCTGCTCATCTGCGAGTGGTTCTGGAAGAAGCTGTGGCGGCCGGCGTTTGAGCGCTGGGGCTGGATCAAGCCACGGCTGGGCCCGCGCATCATCACGCTGGACGAATACCGCCAGATGAGCGAAACGCAGAGGGCGGACCTGTCATGAGCAACAAGCAACGTGTCGCAGTAGCGGCCCTTACTGTTTCTGCGGCGGCGATCCTGAGTTTGTTCAGCGCCGAGGGCTTCCGCTCAGCGCCCTACATCCCCACGCAGGGCGACGTGCCAACCATTGGCTACGGCTCCACGGTCTACGAAGACGGCACACGCGTGACCCTGGCGGATCCGCCCATCACCAAGGAGCGGGCCCTGCAGATCGTGCGCGACCACAAGAGTAAGGACGAAGCCATGTTCCGGGCCAGCCTGCCAGGGGTGAAGCTCACCCAGGGCGAGTACGACCTGTACATGGACTTCACCTACCAGTTTGGCATCACCAACTGGCGGGCCAGCTCCATGCGGCGCAATCTCCTCAATGGCGAGTACCTGCAGGCCTGCAATGCGTTGCCGGCCTGGCGCAAACAAGCGGGCAGGGATTGCTCGCTGCCGCAGAACTGGGGCCCGAAAGGCTGCAAGGGTGTGTGGACCCGCCAGCTGGAGCGTCAGGCGAAGTGCCTCGGGGAGCAGTCATGACATGGCAGATCAAAGCCGCTCTGGCGGCCATCATCGCTGCTCTGGCCTTCTCCGCCGGCTGGGTGGTCAAAGGATGGCAGGCCAGCAAGACCATCGCCGAGCTGCGAGCGGAGCAGGCCCAGGGCAAAGCCAGCCGGGCCGAAGCCGCCCGCGCCAATGAAACCGAAACCGCCATCAAGGAGAGCAAGCATGCCCAAGACACGATCTACAACGCCGACAGGCTGGCGGGCCTCAAGACTGGCATTGATGTTGACTTGCGCGCTGAGCTTGCCCGCGCTGAGCGCCTGCACCGCGACACCGACAGCCGAAGTGCCACTTATCGTGCGCAAGCCCAGGCCGACGCCGCTGCCCGCAGCGATCTTGCAGATAAAGCCGCAGCCCTTGACCGCCAGCTTGCAGAAGGCCTCGGCGTGGTCGCAGAACTCGGAGGCCATCTTAGGCGACGGGACGCCGAGGTAGCCGCGCTGTGCGACCAAGTGAACATAGAGCGCCGGCTGAGCGGTGACGATAGCGACCAGGCCTGCAGCCCGAAATAGAAAGAGCCTCCCCGGCGCCACTACGGCACTGGGGAGGCTCTTTTTTTGTTTGTGGGCTCGCCGTCAAAACGGCACATCTTTGCTCAGCGAGTCCATGAAATCGGTGGACGGGGTGGCAGTCTTGGGCGGCAAGTACTGGCCAGGATTGTTGAGAACGCCGGTCGAGGTCTTCCGGTATTGCTCCCACATCTCCTCGTCTGTCTCTGGCACCCACCTGTCAATGAGCGAGCTTTCTATGCAGATCGCTTCCGGGTGATCGTCTTTGATGTGGTCCTCAGTGCAGCGAAAGCGGGTGGTCTTCCACTTCCCCAAGTCCTGAATTTTCCAAAAGTAGTGCTTCTCAAGCTTCATGCAGACCTCCTATGTGTACTGTGTATTTATACAGTAAAGAGGCCGAAAAAGTGGTTGTTGCCAGAGAGTGCCTGAGTGAGGACGGTGGGGTTTAGTGCGCGCCCCGGCATCTCTGTAACAAGGGGCTTGCCCCCAGTTTAGAATGTCGGTTGCTATGTTTTTTATGGAACGCGAGTTCGTTTTTATGGAACGCCACGGTTTTTTGGGAACACGATCAGACAAAGAAAAAGCCGCTAAGTTGTTTAAACTTAACGGCTTTGAGTGTG